GCTATACCAGTAAATGCTTTATACTTTCAGAAAGCCGTGCGGACACACAATCGACAAATACATAAGGCGACCATTAATAAGGGTGGTATGCGAAAACTTAATCAAGCCCCAAAATACGTATTCGGATATCAGCTGTTTGATAAGGTTAAAATATCTGATGGCAAAGAAGGATTTATTTTTGGAAGGCGTTCAAGTGGCAGCTTTGACATCAGAATGCTAAATGGAGAAAAACTATCGGCTGGTATTAGTTATAAGAAACTCAAACCATTGGCAAAACGTACGGCAATTCTAACCGAAATAGTGATTCGGTGCAATATTAAGTGTTAATGTTTCCCTCGGCGGTCTATAGTAAAACCCAGCGCCATTCGGCGCAAGTAAAAATCAGCGTATTCGCGCAAGATTCAGTGAAGGGAGGGGCGGCGATTCCTCCACTACCCTAAAGGGTAGCGGTTTCCTCGCCGGAGCCTATATGAATGCCGCTTTAGTCGTTGGGCGGATGGGGATAGGCATGAGCACGCCCCTAAGTTTTGCAGTGCTGTGATAGGTTGGCGGGATGTATCCGACTATCAAACCCGTGAGCGGGCACCTTTCTGCCCGCTTAAGTACAAAGTTGGGTCTTTGGATAGGGAAACGCTTGAATTTTTAACTTGCTTTATGGCTGTTATAGTGCAGCAGAATAATGCACTTACCCTTCTACAGCTAGATAATGCTTCAGAAGCTATGATGGTACAAGCCCAGGTTTTGAAATTGATGGATATGACTGCTGATCACGCGAAAGCTTTAGGGGTTGATATCCCTGTGGGATAAAATGTTTGCTATGGAGGCAGAAAATGAGTGAGGGTATAATTTGCTTAATGTACGATAAGCACGCCGAATTCTCTTGCGATAATCCAACAGTACAAATACTGATGGAAAGAACTGCAGACGAATTGGAGATTGAGGTCGACGAGGTGGCGGACGCGTTGCGCAACCGGAAACGACCTTCGTTTGGTACAGAGGAGGGAAATTAAAAAGTGGGAATGCATCCAAATGTTGTCCTTGTGCTAAGGTTAACGCCGGAAGGCTTACCTAGCAAAACGTACGAGGATATATTGGCTGATGAAAAAATTTATGTAGATGATGGTGGGTATAGCAGCGAAATAGAGATTGACGGTGATGGCTATGATCACCACTTGATGGAAGACAGCTATTACGAGGATTATCAGATATCAGCCAGTGAAGGTGACATCATAGTATTTGACTTGGTCACCTATGGATATGGTGAATGCATTGAGTGGGAAAGCTTGTTGAGCAAAAAGACAGAATTGGAAAAATGGGCTTTACCAGTCTGTGAAAAGCACAGCTGTAAGGCGTCCGTGTTTATCACGGCTAATTACTGGTAGGAGAGGCGTGTTTTTAGCGCCTTCTTACCCTCGGTGATGTTTTACTCACAAAAAGCACTAGTGCGTGAAATTGAGCGCGTGAGGGTAGTAAAAGAGGTGGTTAAATGGTTGAGGTAACTTTTGAAATTTTAGACACCGACGTTCCTCAGGAAGCACTGTTGGGAACATTGGTTTTATGTGCAAAATTTTTGCAGCACAAAATAAAGTGTTGCGACTACAGAAACATGCATCATGATTTAATCATAATGTCTGGTGCTTTAAAAATGTTGGAGCAGTGGACACAGGCGCAAATATACAGCGAGAAGGCGTGATTTTAGCGTTTCTTTTTGTCGGTGTGTTTTTGGCTGTAAAAACAGCTGGTGCGTAAAATTAAGCCTGTTAGAGCGCAAAAAGGGGATGGTGATGCATGTGGACAGGATGGCAAAAAGCATATCGATGCAGGGCTTGTAAAAAGGTCTATAAATTAAGCCCCTTAATATGCCGCAAGTGTGGCGAAGAACTGCAAACATCACTAGTGTTTTGCTCTGTTCCTACAGACAGCCTAGAAACGGTTATTGCGCGGCGTATATTGTGGCGGTGGGAAGTCAGGGGGGGGACACTCAATGAATAATGAGCGGTATTTATTTCGCGGCAAACGACTTGATGATAAAACCTGGATGTATGGTTTTTATTTGGAAAAGTTTGAAGGCAGCTCAACTGAAAGAGGCGCTGGGATAGTAGGGCGTCCAAGCTCTCGCCTTGCCGGCATATGGCGTAAATGCAGTGAGTTTACTATAGGGCAATACACAGGAATTCGCGATAAGAACAATGTGCGGATTTTCGAGGGTGATATTGTTGAAAGTGCTTCATGGAACGAATTAGCCTTGTTCCTTTCTTGCGTTTTTTTGTGGTAATACTTTGTATTGTAGGGTTGCTTTTACCAGAAATTAATTCGCCTAAATGGAAAGAATTGACTAGGGCAATAAAAGACATAGAGGACAGAGAAAATTAATGGGCTTACTATCATGGCTATTGGGGAAGCAGCCAACAAAGGAACCGCCAGGGCTATATGTCTACCTGCTAGAGTTCCGTGACGGCATGGTAAAGGTGGGCATATCGTCAAAGCCGCACGAGCGGATCAAGCAGATACATCGTGCATCGGGCAGAATTGTAAAAAGGCAATTTATCAGCCACAAAACGTCAAAGGCTCGCCAAGTTGAGCGGGCCTTTATTCGGAATTATGCGAGGTTCCGTGTGGCGAATACGGAGTTTTTTCGCATAAATTATAAGACGGGGACGCAGTTTTTACGGCGACATTTGAGGTGAGGGAAAAATGGGAGTTCTTTGGGTTCTTTTTTGGCTCGCAATGATATTTTGGCCATTTGCGTTAATAATGTCATTTAAAGTAGAAGATCGCAAATCAGCACATAAACCATGTAAACACCGAGTGCAAAGACATGTTGGAAACGATAGGTCTTGGTATTGCACGCAAAAAAAAGATGCTTGCCAAAAACAGACTGTTTCCGAATGCTCAGTCAATATAGCGCCGATAGAGGCAGCGCCATTAACCACTGATGATTTATGGGAATTGTTTCTCAAACTTCGAGCCATCATGGATGCGTGTAACGTTCCTTATGACAGTCGTAGAGTTGGATTGCCTGCAGAAGTTATACCGAAATTACTAAAAGACGAGAGATTTATTTCTATAGGTATTCATTATGATGTTAAGCGCCTTGTTGGCCGCTTTGCAGGGATAGATGTTTTTTTGGTATCCCCAGAAACACGCGTTATCGACGAAGCACCAGGGATGGCAGAATGTTGCGATCGGAACTCGAGGAGTGGAAGTGAATAGAAATAGAGAAAAACAATAATATAATCCTACGAGAGATTATTAAACAGTATTTTAAAGACAGCATTTAGCGGCTGTCTTTTTAAGTGCTAAAAAAGTCAAAATATGGGGATAAGTTCTTTTTTTATATTCAGAGAAAGCGACACGCTTTGCGCGGCAATGCGGTTATAATAAGCGCAAAGGAGGGAGGTGGCGGTTTGACCACTGCAGAAGCAGCGGCAACGTTAAAAGTGAGCACGGACACCATAAAGCGCTGGATAAAGTCAGGATATATTGGGTCTTACAAAATTGGTGGAAGGCGTGAGATACCAGAAACGGAAGTTAAACGCATTTTGAGCGGAAAGGAAAAAAAGTGAAATTACTAATTTTTACAAAAAGAGGGTGTCCAACTTGTGCATTGTTTTTACAAACAATGATAGAATGGATGGATGAGCGGCACAAAAGCATTCCGGTGATGCCCGTTGAGGTGGAAAGTGAGCCAGTATTGGCACGCAAGTATGGTGTGACACTGTTTCCGGCAATGGTGATGTTGGACGAAAACAAGTTGCCCGTTGCGACACATAGCGGCTTATTCGAGGACAAGAGGGACTATTTCGATTGGGTGATCCAAATGGCAATAGGTAAGACGCGCACAATAGAAAGGGAAAAGAAAGATGTTGAAATGTAAATGTGGCTCTGAAACCTTTAAGGTTGTCATGAGGTCAAGTACTGTACATTGCGCTTATTGCAATGAGTATATTAAAAAAGCAAGTGAGGCTGACAAAAAGAAATTTAGAAATGTTTAGGGAGGCGTAAGTGAAGACTGTAGATGGTGGACATTGTCTGTTTTGCGAACACTTCAATATTTTGACAAGCCGATGCGCTAAGCATCCAGAGCTTACACCAATAGATATTAGAGACAATGTTCGAGAATGTGAATTTTATGAGAGGATTTGCGAGTTTGATGAGTAGAACGTTTTTACGTGGCGATGTTGTCTTGGCTGATTTAGGCAAGGCTCGCGGTTCTGTGCAAGCTGGCATTAGACCTTGTGTTATTGTATCCAATGATACAGGGAACCGCGTTTCGCAAATAGTGATTGTTGCGCCTATCACGCGACAGGATGGTAATTATTACATGCCTACACATGTGGATTTAGGCAATGTGCCATTCCTGGACGTGCGGAGTACGGTGTTGACCGAACAGATAATCACTATAGACCAAAAATACATTATTGAAAAAATGGGCAGCCTGAGTGATGTTTTGATGACAAAGATAGAGCAATCACTGCGAGTTGCTGTTAGCCGGAAGGAGATGGAGTTGTGAGCGTTGCGGAAGCTGCAAAAGTGTTAAAGGTCAATAACCCACGCCCCTGAAGGGGCGGGGCTTGTAATTAGAAGCCCTTATTGACTACACTAAGCTTTGAAACAGAAGCTACGTTATCCAAGAATATATAGGCACCGCCGGATGTATGCTCTAGTCTAGCGCACTGCGGCTTATGGCTAAACAGACCTGATGGGTAGGGTCAGTGCTGTAAGCATACAAACCTTGGATAACATTGTGGAAGGGCAACTAACTCCATTAGGAGGTAAGCTTTATGTTAGCTTGCGTTATAAGCATGCATTGGTATTAGTTATAAGAAACTCAAACCATTGGCAAAACGTACGGCAATTCTAACCGAAAGGAGAGATTCGGTGCGATATGAACAATAAATGCAGCTGTGGAAACAGCAAATTTGAGCTGAGAGACTATCAAGGAGTAGCAACGCTATACTGCAAGCAGTGCAAAACATATCAAAATAATGACTTACAAGCACTGCATGACGCAAATGGTCGCTTGGTAGGGCTTCGCTTGAAGACAGATAGTCGGTCTGGTCTTATGATCGATTATTCTTTACGCTGAGGCATATATCAGTGGACAGGATAAAAAAGGAAATTAGTTAGTTTCCAACACGCCTCCCCTATGTGTACAGGGGAGGGTGGGGGGATGTGCAGGGGAGACGCGGGGGAGGTGTATCGGAACATTGAAATTGGAGTCAGTGGTTTAGAAGCATGGACGCGAAAGTAGGAAAGTTATGGATCCAAAAATAATAAAAATAATATTTCTGACGGTGCTTGGGTTGATTTGCATCGTGCCGTTTGGTGGCACTTTAGGGGGAGCTTTGTATGGGTTGATTCAGAATGCCTTTGGGCAATTTCGGTATTTCATTGCAGGGATGATATTTGTCAAGGTATGGGTGACGGCGTCAGGGCAAAGTTTTTTCATAGAGTGGTTAGCAATATTTATCCTTGGGTTTTGCACCACAACCCTCCTTTACTTGATTCGGGGCGATATGTACGGGCAATATATCGCCAACTTTTCCGAAAACATGAGACATTTAATTGGTGTTGAGGGGCTAGTGTTGTTTGTCGTGCTGGTGTATATCATGTCAATGGCTGTTTTGCAGTGGAAAGGTGATTCCATCTTGCATCATATCCAGCATAGGCTAGCACCATCGTTAATGCCAAAAAAAAAAGAAGAGGAGGAGGAAGAAATCCCAGTATCAACAACAGAATTGCAAAGCCTTCTTGATGTTCATGGTGTTCGCGCTACTGTTGTTGGGCACCCCAAGGATGGTGTAAGCGCGATCGAATATCGCGTTAAGCTTGAGCCAGGCACAAAAAAGACGACCTTAGAACGATTGCAGCCTGACATTGCATTGGGCTTAGGCGTTGAAACAAATCAGGTTAGAGTGAGCACGAACAATGGGCATATTATTGTTTCTGTAGATAAAAAGCAAGGTAGGCAAGTTTTATTTTCAAGTTTGTTGGATGATCTGAAATTCATGAAAGAAAAAAACGCACTTCCTATAGGCATGATGACAGATGGGCCGCTTTATGCTTTTTTAGATAAAGCACCGCATCTTTTAGTAGCAGGAACAACAGGGGCAGGAAAAACTGTTTTTTTACGTACAGCTATTGTTTCACTAGCTTTAAAAAATACATCAGATGATGTGCAGTTTATATTAATTGACGGCGTTCGTCGAGGATTGAAGCCTTTGGCACGATTACCGCATTCAATATATAACACTGTGATATCGGAGGATAGCGAGGTAATATCAGCGCTAGAAGATGTTGTAAAAACACTTAATGAGCGCATTCAATCTGATACATGTGAACCACGATTGATAACAGTTATAGATGAGATAGATACTTACTATATCGACAAAAAGGTCAAAAAAGAACTTGAACCATTGATAACAAAAATTGTAAAGGCAGGCCGTCAATTTGGTGTGCATCTTATTATGGGCAGCCAACGCCCTAGTGGTGACCTGATAAGCCCACACGTTATATCTATGATGAAAAGAGTTTGCTTAAAGGTTGAGTTGCCAAAGTATTCTCAGAATATTATCGAAAGCCCAAAAGGTGCTCAGCTTCGCGGTGATGGTGATTTGTTGTATTTGGACGCTGGACAATTAATTTCAGCACAAGGATACTATTTGCCGACAGAGGATCTTGATAGTGAGATTGATCGGATTAATTCAGGCCAATTACATCCCGATATTCATGAATGTTCGAATATTCATGAATTAAACAGGCTTAAAAGGACATCTCGAAGGGTCGTCCCTGAATATTTAGAGGAAGAAAAAATAAAAGAACTATATGAGAATGGGTTGACTATTCAACAGGTAGCCTCTGAGCTTGACTTATCTTATAGTCGTGTGCAGCGAGTACTTGCAAAAATTAAATGAAATTTAAAAAGGGGTATAGATATGCCTAGTGCGATTCAGAGCTTTTTATGAAGACCTGCCAGCGCTTGATGAAGTTCTTGACATTGTCGCAAGTGCAGACGATGGTGTCTTTGAGTACAAAGAGGTTACAATAACAGATTTTAAAAATGCGCATAGCTCTTTAAAAAAATATAGCGCAAGGCAACTAGGTGAAGCACTTACTGCTGTTGGGATAGTTGGCCCACAAAGTTCGACGCGTGTGAATGGTAAATGTGGAAGATATAGGTTATTACCGATGCATAAGAGGTGAGGTGCATGAGTAAAGAGCTAAAAAGAGGCGGCGAACTTTTCGCCGCTTATGAGAGGATATATTTGCTACATGTAAAACATTTCGGCGTTGAAAGTGAAGCGGACTGGGTTGCAGTAAACGCCGATTACGACGCGCTAGCGTCACCATTCGAACGTGATTTGTTTAGCGCGGTTATTTCACAATTAGATAGAGATGCCGCTAAAGCGTATGGGCAGCAAAAATACGTTGATGAGGTTGTTGACTTCGAATATCTATCTAAAGACGAAAAAACCTGAATTCGAGCGATGTTGGGAGGGTAGATGTAAATGCCTATGTGGACAAAAGTTGTTGGATATATTACAGTTGGCATGTTTTTTGCAATTGGCTTCAATGTTTACACTGCTAGATATTGGGATAAGGAATGGCGAGACGTTGGGACAACAACAGGGTGTACATTTAGCTTGATAATGGCTTTTATATGGCCACTCATAGTGCTGCTTCTCATTCTTTTTGAAATTCATAACTATCTTGTTAAATGTTTTCACAAAATGTTTGACTGGCTAGACGCAGTAAAAGAGACTTCTAAAAAAAGGAATTGATGAAAAATGAGCAACGAAATTGATAGGGCTGAAGCAATTAATAAGCTTGTCACAGCTGGTGGCGTCCACACTGAATCTATAAGTGATGGCTATCACACTTTTGGTGAATTGTATAATCACCGTGCTGTATTATTTAGTGTTGTATGTAGCATGTTCCGCCATAAGGCGTGGAAATCCAAGCAACATGATGATGGTACAATGTATGAAAATTACTTTATTGTTGGCTTAGAAACACCAACAGGAGATGCAACATATCACTACGAAATGTCATATTGGGATATGTTTGATGTTGTCGAGTTGCCAACTGCACCGAAATATGATGGGCATACATCTGCAGATGCCATTGAGCGTATTGCTGGGTTAAAACAAGTGTTGGATTGCATGGCGGTGATAAACAATGCAAAGAATCATTAAGCCAGGTACAAAAGATTACGGCATACAGCGGTTTGCGTGCTATTCGTGCGAATGTGTGTTTGAAGCAGATTGCGCGGATTATAGTGTAGAGTGGAGACCACATCCCTATGCTGGATTACGCTTGATAAGCATCTGTCCTGAGTGTGGGGATCAATATGTGCAAATTCCATTGCCGGAGGAAGCGGAGAGTGAGGAATGAAAGCAACTAGAACTTTAAAAAATCTTAGGAATGAAAACAAGCAGTTGAAAGAAACAATTAAAGAAAAGGACGATTTGATTGCGTTATATAAGAATGCTTTAGGAGCACAGCGCGAGGCAATCAACAGTCAACTGCCATTTCATGAGATCAATGTAGGAGTCGTTTTTGGCAGTGACGAGCCTATTAAATATGTTAAAGAGCGTCTAAGTAGAAGTATTTTTGATTACCTTGATGGGCCGTTTCCGAAAGATACGGATTAACGCATTTTGCGAAAAGAATGAATATATGGTAAAATTTAGCTAAACCTTCAGGGAGGCTAAAACCATGTTGACTCAAAAGTTCTATCTACCACACAATATAAAAATGCAAATGCGCTATTTGGCCAAAGATTTCAATCGGCTAAGCGAAAAGCTAGATGAGTTGTTGGAAGAAACCGCCCGACCAGATGGGCAGCCCACTGGCAACCGCCGCTCGGATCCCGTCTGCGGGAAGGTATTGGCCAGAGAAAAAGTTAGGACAAAATTAGCTGCTATGGCGTGGGCAAAACAGCAGCTACCGGAACCATATCGCGAAGTTGTGTTTTGCAGTTACGCGGTGACAAATTTTGAAGTGGATGATATTATTGATAGAAAGATATTCAAGTTGCTGAGGCAAATGTATCTATATAAAATGGCAAAATACTTGAATGAAATTTAAGAAAAAAGGGGAGCTGAAGAAATGGCAACAACAGTTAAGGAGATAGTTATACCGGCAATCAAGATAAAAGAGGTAAGTTTCAAGATTGTTGGGGATTCACCTTTGATTATGCACGCATGGGATCCCAAGACGAAAGAGCAAATGCTGAATGTTATGATGGGGAATGCAAAGACGGTAGGGAGGGAACCCAAAGACCCAGATAGGGAATTCATTTCAAGCATGTATTGGCTTGCAGGTGCACCAACGGAGTTGACGGAAGAGGGTTTTAAAGAAGCCATAAAAAGCGGCAAGGCAAGGTTTGGGTTCCCTTCGCGAGCATTTAAAGCCGCTGCGGTATCAGCTGGTTACCGTGCAAAGGTGACAAAAGACAAAGTCTCAATGCAAGGGGCATTCCACATAGACAGTGAATTTGTTGAGATAAATGGGACACCGCGAAAACGAGAAGATATGGTTAGAGTGTCAGGCGGTCTCCCGGATATACGATATAGGGGAGAATTCCCAGAATGGAGTGCTATCATTCTGGTGAAATATAATTCTGGTGTTGTTTCGGACAAGCAAGTTATAAACCTTTTTAATCTGGGTGGATTTGCTTGTGGTATTGGCGAAGATCGGCCGGAGAAAGGAGGGCAGTTCGGAATGTATCACGTCGAATAATTAAGGCAGGTGCGTTGAGTTAAGTTGGGTTCGGGTGTGGCGCGTTGGGTTGCGTTCAGGTAGGTTAAGGTGGGTTGTGTTTAGGTGCGTTGGGTTAAGGCACGGCAGGCGCGTTTTGGTGGGTTGTGCTGCGTTTTATGTTGAGTTCGGGTCTGGTCTGTTTAGTCAGGTTGCGGCAGGCAGGCGCGTGGTGGGTTGTGTTGAGGTGTGTACGTTTAGTTATGTTTAGGTTAAGGTATGGCAGGCGTGTTGAGTTAGGTTACGTTATGTTCAGTTTCGTTGCGATAAGTTAGGTTCCGTCAAGGTAAGGCAGGTGCGGTTGGTTAAGTTCGGTTGGGTTGAGTTCTGTTGCGTTGAGTTGAGGTAAGTTAAGGCAGGTGAGTCATGGACTTTAAATGGAAATCAGCATACACATTTCCAATCGATGCAAATGTGGCAGGAAATGAGTTGCTGCGTATAAGGGGTGAACATCAACGTTTAACGTCGGAAATCATAATAAATGAGTCGAGGGACAAAAACGCTATATTACATCAGTGTTTTGAATGGCAAGATGACAAAGCGGCAGAGTTATGGCGAAAGCAACAGGCGCGACATCTTGTAAAGAACTTGGTTGTTGTGCATGTTGAGGGTGCTGAAAAAGAACATCAAGAGGTTAGGGCTTTTGTACATATAGAAAAAGAATACAAGCCATTAGATGTAGTTCTTAAGGTGCCAGCTTATACAAGCGAAATGTTAGCGGATGCACTAAAAGATTTTGAAATATTCAAACAAAAATATCTGGCTTTAAAAGAATTGACGTCATTTTTTGCTTATGCGGATGAAATATTTATTGACTTTCAAAAAAAAGTATAGTATTTTTACTATACTGGGAAAACTGTCAAGATGCCCACGTCAGTGGAAAGGAATTACAATTTGATGGCAAGAAAGGGGATGAGAAGCCGCATTCCTCCACTACCCTAAAGGGTAGCGGTTCCCTTGCGGCATTTTTATGGATTGCACTATTTAGCAGTGCAGCCCATTTTATTTGAGGTGTTATATGCGCGTATTTTATGAATTCGAGCTGCCAGAAATATCATGTTCGGCTTGCCAGCTGTCATATCCTGATCGGTATTACAGTGAAGAAAAGGTACTTAATTGTGCAGCAACCGGATCGTTAGGTGTTCCACAGGATGGCTCTATTGCTGAACGCTGTCCATTGAGAGTTAAACTTTCAGGCAACATTAAAGTTACTGCTGTAAAGTTTGTTGAGCCAACTATACGAGGGCTCATTAACATGATAGAAGACGATAAAGAAGGCGATGAGTTAATAACTGCTACGTTACGAGAATAAGACACCCTATGCGGTGTTTTTTTTGTTGTGGAGGTGTATATGGTTACTCATACCGTTCGCTCGGGGGCTGTAGAGCCTCCAACGCTTGAAGGGCGAATAACATATGATGTTAGATCAGGTAATGAAAGTTTATCAATAGATTTCCAAGGGACAAGGCGGCGCGTTGCAGATTTGGGTGGTAGTGGCGGCATTGGGGCTATTTCAGAGCAGTTTACAGTCACAAATCAAATAGGTGGCTGGGCAAATGGGACAGTCATATCTGTCGGTACCGCCATTGAAAATATTATCCGACGTATGCTAAATCCAGTTGTAGCGCCAACTTACGTTGCACCAACTTTGACCTTGGCGGGGACTCAGCCACTAGCCAGGGAGATTGGCGAGCAGATAATGCCAGTGTTAACGCCAACTTGGACACTGCATGATGGTGGGGCTATGACTCAATACCGTTTATCACGGGGCGGCACAGTAATTTTTACCAGTGGCACAGCGACGGCATTTACGGACGCTGCTTTTTACTTGTTGGCAAACACGACATACCAGGCAGCGGCCGATCATGGGCAAGGGCCGATCAAAAATGACAGCGAAGGCGATCCACACCCAGAGGGGCGGATATCTGCTGGGACGCGCACAAGTGGCAATGTGACTTACATCCCGCAACGTCGGGCTTTTTTTGGTGGTTTGCCCCACCCTGTGGTGCCGGACAGTTCCGCGCAAGTGCGGGGCATTTCGAATACTTTGCTTAACCCTGCCAACAACACGGTGATGACTGCAACGGCCACTGTAGGGGCAAGGGGCGTGTGTTTCGCCTACCCTGCTACACTAAGGGCAGCTACATCAATAATGCAGCAATCGCTTAATATGAATGTTTTGACAGGTTTTACTGAAACTACTGTGACAGTGGAGGGCGCAAACGGCCATTTACCTGTCGCATATCGTGTTTACTATGTTATACCGGAATTCCCGTTCGCGTCTGAAGAAGTATTTGTCGCGACTATTTAAAGGAGGCAATAAAAAATGTCTGCAATTTCTTTTCCTTTTTCCCTTCAAAGGCTTAATCGTGTACCAATAGACATAAATGATGTTTTTGCCACAATGGCGGAACTCAATACATACCTAACAAGCGGGCCAGCTTATGTCGGCCAACTTGTTGTCGTAACAGAAATACCAGAAACACCTCTCGTTTTTACGATAGGGCATGATGGGGATGACTTTATTTATTTACCTGTGGGCGATGGTGACGGGTATGCTGATATAGCAGCCCATAACGCTAGCGCTACAGCCCACCCAGGCATCAGAGACCTAATTGAGGCTTTAGGGGATCGTGTCGACGGGCTAGAATCACTTGGCTCATGGGCTGGGACTTTTGACACATTTGCCGATGTCCCTGACAACATTTCTGACTTTGAGCATATAGCCATAAACGATTTTGTTTACGTGAGAGAAGACGAAAACCATGATGATATGTATTCCCGTCATTTCGTGCAGGCCATTGATGGCACAACAGGAGCAATAACCTGGGGATTTGACCGCTCTTGGGGGGCTGCTGTCGATGCGACTATGGATATGGTGGCGGCTGGTGACACATTGACGGTTACAAATGCCGTGGGTGGTTTTCGCTTGGGCGATACAATTGCAGCTACTGACAGCGCTTGGGACATTACAAGGCGGCTGCTGAATCCAGTTGTGCCTCCAGAGTATGATATTCCGACACTGACACTTTCAGGCTCAACACCTTTAGCTAGGGAAATCGGCGAAAATATCGCACCTACCCTTACGCCGACATTCACGCAAAATGATGGTGGAGCTATATCAGAGTATAGGCTATATCGTGGTGGCTCAGCTATTTACACTAGTGCCATAGCGACCGCTACAACAGATACGGAATTCCCGCTAATTGCGAACGTGACCTACAATTCACAAGTAGATTACGCTGAAGGGCCGATAAAGCAAGACAGCGAAGGCGAAGATTATCCAGAGGGACGCATACCTGCCGGCACTGTGACGAGCTCAAATGTCACATATGTGCCTCAGCGTAGGGGATTTTATGGCGTGCTTACGGACGATACAATACCTAACACAGATGCTTTTATACGGGCATTGCCGAACAGTGTGATGAATCCAGCAAACAACTCTCAGATGATTGTTGATGTACCAGCCGGGGCGAGGGGATGTATCTTTGCATATCCGGGACTTCTTAGGGCACCAACATCAATTATCCAGCAAAGCTTGGGTATGAATCTGATAAATGCATTTGAGCAGCTAACCGTCCAAGTGCCAGGGGCAAATGGATATGCACCGATGGATTACCGGGTATATTACCTGCTGCCCGAGTTTCCATTTGCTAGCACAGAGCGATACACGCTCATAATTTAGGGGGTGACGAGTATGGCGGTTTCTTTTCCGTCTAGTTTCAATCGGTTAAACCGCGCACCTCTCGATGTGACGGACGTTTTTGCTACCTTTACAGACTTGGAGATGTATTTATCAAATGGGCCGGCGTACGCTGGGCAAATTGTTGCTGTCCGTAGCAGTGTGTCAAACACACCAATACCATACATTGTCAATGAAGATTTTACTGTCACGCAAATACCTGAGTACCCGGTAATATGGGATGACGCCCTACAAAGGCACAGGCTGTATAACCCTGTGACGATGGGACTTGTGAATATCCCTGTTGAGCGTGAGGATACCATTGATCCGCGTGATGTCATTACTTACGGCGTACGAGTTGACTACACAAACCCAAACCCCTATCATTCGGTGTCTTACACAAATGACGCGGTAACAATGGTTGGGGGCTCCAATATGTGGGACACCGCCCCAATATTTAGGGATATCCGCCCCTGTATGTTGCAAAATGGCGCAGTTATGTATTACCTAAACCCAAATAACTTCGAGCAACGAGCTGATGGCACTCCTGCAGATTTGTCGGGCGCGGATGGGGATGTCATGATCGAATTCCCTAAGATGGGGTTACGTATAGATACAACAGGCGACTTTCTGACAGTGCAGGTGACAAATAACCCTGATGCCACATGGGCGCGATACTGGGCGTTTACGGGCGGAGGGGTTGAGGGTGACAGGAATAGACTTTACCTGGCAGCATACCAAGGCTCACTTATTGATGGGCAATTGCGCTCTGTTAGCGGTGTCGTGCCTCCAGAACCCAGCAATTTTACCAATCAGCGTGTAACAGCGCTAGCGAGGGGTGCAGGGTATTCACTTTTGGGTTTTTATCAATGGACACTTATACAAGCACTTTTTTTGATTCGATATAAAAACTTAAATAGCCAACAAGCGCTTGGTAATGGCGTAACATTTGACGCTGTTGTCAATCAGACGCGCATGATGAATGGCACAATGAACCAACAGGGAATGTATTACGCGAACCCTGTGACGCCGTTTGAAATAAAATGTTTTGGCATAGAGCATTTGTGGGGGCATTTAGCAAGAGCACTGGATGGTATCATAACCACACCGGAAAGACGACTTTTAATTGGAACTCACAATTTTAACAATATCGGCGCAGGATATACAGATTTTGGACATACTACAGATCATATAGGTGACGATGCATGGAACCAAGTAGGTTTCATGACAAGAGTTCGCGGAAACAATGAAACCGCCTTTTTCCCAGCAGCAATTGGTGGCTCCTCAACGACATTTTTTTCCGATAGGGTTTCTTTCGGAAGCGACGCATCATTTTTCTTCAGAGTTGGGGGAACGAATACCATGAGATATGAGGCTGGAATTTTTCAGTTTTGGACATGGGCGGGCGGATCAACAAATTCAACGATACCAACGCTGATGTTTTTGGCGTAGCGGAGGTTTATTATGGTTGATATAGGATTAGTGCAAGGCGACAAGGAATCGGCGATACCCGTACAGGTATGTAACGACACTGTTTATATACGGTTAAATATTGAAAAAATTAGTACCATTTACGACGATGAAGAATTTACAGAATATCAATGGCATGAATACCAATATACTTTGGCTGAGTGGATCGCAATATTGACAGATTTGGTTGTTGATACATCTAAACTCCCACAAATTACAACGAGGACACGAAAAGATTCCACTCGCCGCTTACAGGGAGTAAACAATGGCAACTTATAGAGAACCTGCACGCTGGAACCCAAATAGAGGAGAAATGCCTTCATATGCGTTTTTAGACAGGAAGAACCGCAGATATCCTTATATGATGTATCGTGATGAAAAATGGGTGCGTTCTGAGAAAGGGCTGCTATATGCGTACAGTCGAGCAAAACAACAGGGTGATCTTGCTATCGCCAGGCGCGCTTTTAATATGTTAAATGAAGAGCGCAAAAAAAAGGGGAAAGAGCCTTTAGAATGGTAATCACGAATGTACCAATTAAAAAAATACGAAAGTATGCTAAAAACGCAAAAAAACATCCTGTTCAGCAAGTAGAGTATATAGCAAACAGCATAAAAGAATTTGGGTTTCGACAGTTTCTTGTGCTATCGTCTGATTTCGAAATCGTCGTGGGGCATGGGCGTTACCTGGCTGCTAAGCAATTGGGACTCAATGAAGTACCGTGTTTGATGGCAAACGATTTAACTGATGAGCAAATTAAAGCTTATCGACTTGCTGATAACAAGACAAACGAGTCTGAATGGAATAAGGACTTTTTAAAGTTAGAGCTTGACGAACTGGGCGAGTTGTTTGATATGAGTAGCTTTGGTTTTGACGTAGAGACCGACGTAGAGACCGACGTAGAGACCGACGTAGAGACCGACGTAGAGACCGACGTAGATGGCTTGTCGGAGAATTCAATTGATGCAAAATTAGGGGATATTTGGAAGCTTGGCGCACATACTTTGATGTGTGGGGATTCCACTTCAAAAGAAGATGTCCTTCTGTTGATGGGTGACGCAAAGGCCGACATGGTATTTACCGACCCGCCATATGGTGTAAATGTAAAGGGTGGGAAAAAGAAAAATCATATTGCTGGTGATTTGACACAAGTTGCTATTCCGTTCGCGTTTGAATGGGCTGTTTCCCTCGCTACAAAGGATAGCGCACGTCTTTATTTTTGTGGCGGTGAAGGGAATTTAGGTTTGTATGAAAAATTGTTTGATAGGTATCTGCATCAGCTGCCTAAGCACATTGTCTGGGTGAAAGAGAATTTTGTTATAAAACCGAATGGTTATCACAATAAGTATGAATTGATATATTATGGCTACAAACCAGGCGGTGGAGGCACAGAGCATTGGTATGCTGGCCGAACAGAGTCAGAGGCAAGCGACGTGTGGCAAATAAGCCGCGATGCCGCTGTTAACTACCTACATCCAACACAAAAACCGATAGAGATACCTTCCAGGGCTATTAAAAATAGCTCAGCAAAAGGTATGACAGTTTACGAGCCGTTTTGTGGCTCAGGAAGTACGCTAATCGCTTGTGAACAGTTAGAGCGAAGCTGCTATGCAATGGAAATTGATCCACATTATTGTGGGGTTATTATTCGCCGCTGGGAACAGTTAGTCGGCGAGAAAGCCAAATTATTAACGTAAAGTGTGGTGCCTTCTCTCATGGCAAGACCTAAAAAAGAAATAGACATAAAAGCATTTGAAAATCTTTGCGGTTTGCAGTGCACGCAAGAAGAAATTTGCGCTTTTTTCGATTGTTGCACTGAAACATTGAATGCATGGTGCAAACGAACCTACGAAACAGGTTTTTCAGAGGTTTTTAAACAAAAAAGGGGAAAAGGCAAAATATCTTTACGTAGATCACAATTCCAGTTGGCCGACAAGAGTGCAGCTATGGCTATTTGGCTGGGCAAGCAATACTTAAAGCAAAAAGAGCCAAAAGAAGAGATTCAGATAACAGCAGAGCCAAATGACGAGCTGAAAGAGCAATATATAAAGGCGAAGTTGGACTTGTGGGAATATTGCAAGCTGAAAGCGCCTAAATTTTATACCGATGATGCCAGGTACTTGAAGGAAATTTGCCGGGCATTGCAAGACTTTGAAGACGATGAAAACGAGCTTTTAGTCATAAATGTACCACCACGTTTCGGCAAGACGCGAACGGCCATTATGGCTGCACAATGGTATTTGGGGCGAGACAAAACGCTTAAAATAACCACAGCTAGTTACAATGAGATGCTGTCAACACGATTTTCAAAAGCCGTCCGCAACGAAATTATGGAAGTAAAAGCCAGTGAAAAGCGAGCTGTATTTTCTGATGTTTTTCCAGGCGTAAGCGTCCAGCGTGGTAGTAGCGGCGTCCGTATGTGGCGGCTAGAAGGGAATCCAGAGGATAATTACCTGGCAACATCCCCAGGGGGCACGTTGACCGGAGTAGGTTGTGACGTGGCAATTGTGGATGACGTCGTCAAAAATGCCTATGAAGCGTCTCATAAACGCTTATTGGATGAACACTTTGTATGGTTTACTGATACACTGTACAGTCGACTTGAAGGTAAAGCCAAATTAATATTAATTATGACGCGCTGGGCAACTCAGGATTTAGCTGGGCGCGTCATTTCCATGTACCAAGAGCAAGACCGAAATATCCGTATCATCAGCAAGAAGGCTTTTGATGGCAAAAAGATGTTAAATGAACGTATCCTCAATAAGGAAAGATATGACAACCTCACTCAAACAATTGGTGAGGATATTGTTCGTGCAAATTACGACCAAGAGCCGATAGACTTAAAAGGCCGTTTGTACGGCGAGTTTATCACCTACACCGAAAAGCCTACATTTTCCAAGGTTTTAGCCGTATGCGATACAGCCGACGAGGGCAGTGATTACCTTTGTCAGATTATTTATGGCTTGACCGCTGGGAATGACCCAAAGGCATATGTGCTAGATGTTTATTACAGCAAAGAAAACATGGACGTTACAGAACGCGAAATTGTGAAGCGGCTGAAGGAGTTCAAGGTGGAAAAAGCCTTGTTTGAAAGCAACTTTGGTGGGAAAGCCTTTGTAAAGGTGATCCGCCAACTTTCGGAAGAGGCAAAGAACTACACCACTATTTTTCAGACTTTCACACAGAATTTAAACAAAGAGGCGCGCATATTGAGCAATGCAACGAATGTTATTCGCGGAATATACATGCCTGAGCACTGGAACCGCTTGTTCCCTGCCTTTTACCGTGATATAATAGGGTATCAGCGTGATGGCAAGAATCAGCCTGATGATGGGCCGGATTGCTTGACTTTAATCGTTGAAAAAGCTTTGAAAGGTGCTGTCAAATTGATTGGACAGCGGTAATGTGTTCTCCCCCTTATGCGGCTAGGAAGTGGTTTTTCTCCTTTGTTTCCTAACTTCCTGTGTTGCAATTCGTCTTTAGGTGCTTTGACATTCGTGTCCAGCACCTTTTTTATTGCCACTTAATTGCATTTTTGGTATTATTAAGTCGTTAAAGACACTAATAGCCATAAAACAAAAAAAGGAGAAAATTGCAATGCTTTACAGTTTACTACAAACAGATATTGAATTCAGACGGCTAATCCCACCACTTACACAAGAGGAATATGACAACCTGCAGAGCAGCATTCTAGCCGAAGGCTGCCGGGACGCCTTGGTGCTGTGGGGCGATATCTTGATAGATGGGCACAACCGACATGCTATCTGCCAGGAGCACGGTATTCCGTTCAAGACTGTTCAGATGGATTTCCCGGATAGGGACGCTGTTAAGCTGTGGATACTGAAAAACCAGCTTGGGCGTAGGAATTTGACGGATGTGCAGCGTGGGCGGTTGGCGTTGCAGATGAAAGATTTGATTGCGGCGCAAGCTAAAAGAAAACAGAGTGAAGCAGGCGGAGCGGTTCGTCAGAAATCTGACAAACCGGAAATAGACACCCAAAAAGAGCTTGCCGATCTAGCAGATTTATCCCACGACACCATCCACAAGATTGACACGGTTGACACCAAAGCGCCGGAACCAGTGAAAGAGGCGATGGGCACAACCATCAGCATCAACAAAGCCTACGAAGCCACCAAGGCAGCTGAGGCAAGTCCAGAATTTAGGCAGCAACTAGAAGACGCCGACGCCCAAAGCGTCAAGGACGTACTAGCCGAGGGCATGAAGCAGATAGCGGATGCATCCAAGCGCCAATCTAAGATTATGAACTGGTGGCGCAAGGCTAGCGTAATGAAATATTCTGCTGAAGACATGGACATTTGGTTTGATGGTTTGAGCGATGATGCTATTGAAAATCAAGCTGCTGTTATTAATAACACAGTTAAAAATATAGCCAAACTTCAAAATGAATTCACTAGAGCCTGTCAAGAAAGGAGGCGGCTAACACGAATAAAGTAAGTAAATATGAGCGGTTTATAGACTGGTTGAAAGAAAATACACCAGTAACGATGCAACAATCTGTGGACAGATTTGTACAAATGGGCTATGCCGATAAATTTTCTGTTGCTGAGCTGATACAGCGTGCACTTGTATCAATTGTTGGCGGAATAATTCGCGGTGTAAAAACGAACGGTATGAGAACAATCGGAAGTATAAAGTCTGACATGCATAACGAATATATAAACTTACTTGATGAAGAGGTTACAACATCAGACCATCTGGATTATTTGCGGGCATGTGAAAATATCCGTATGTTGCAAGGTGAAAAAAAGATAGAGTTTTTTAATAAGCTGGATAAATACGTGGCTAAACAAATAACGCTGGATGAGGTTTTTGAAAACTTAAAAGAATTATAACCGCTTCTACAGATTTCTGTAGAAGCGGTAAAAAGCGCAGATAATGCGCTTTTTTTATTGCCGTCAAAGGAGTCTACATGCAAACATTAAGCATAAAAGATTTTAAAAAAAGATATACCCCTAAGCCTAACGAATCACTTGTTGCACCATGTGAAAAATGCGGCATGTACAGGATCATAGATAAAGAAAAGGATTTAAGCGCCTTTTCTCAAGACGCAGGGTTTGAGTGGCGCGATTATAAATGTCTGTGCGGGCAACCGTTTAGCATTAGGGACTAGTAAGGAGGTGGTGAAACATAAGGACATTTCAAGATCTTGAAAACGCACAACGAACTAACACGCTGGAAACCTTTATTGTTGATGCAGTTGATGAGTACCGCTCCAGTGCGGAATACCTAGTAATGCAAGACGCAGATTTGTATTATCACGGCGAAAACCCTACTTTGTCATCTTTTTTCACCACTTTGATAGCAAAATACGGGAAATCTGTTACATTTGTCAAGATTCAAATTCCGACAGGTATCTTTAGGCGCATTATTACACTGCAGGTAAATCGCCTATGGTTCAACGGTGTTTTTTTAGACAGCACCGAAAACAAAGACAAACTAGGCAAGAAATTTGATAAAACAGCGAAAGATATCGCCACAAATGCGGCAATTCATGGTGTTTGCTATGGCTTTTGGAATTTGGACAATTTAACCATGTTCAAGGCGCTTAATTTCATGCCGCTTTTGGATGAGCGCAACGGAACGCTCCATGCCGGCGTTCGCTTTTGGCAGATAGACAGCAAAAAACCTTGGGTTATCCAGCTTTTTGAAACGGACGGATGGACAGAATACAGTCAGCCTGCGGAAGGTGGATCGCTGTCTATTGTGTCGGAAAAACAGCCCTACAAAGTATCCATACGCCAATATCCGAACAGGGTATTTAATGACGAAATTGTAGAAGGCGAGAATTACCCAGGCTTTCCGATTATCCCGATGTATTCCAACACTGAGCACCTAGGTGAGCTAACTAGGCCAATCAAGGCCAAAATTGACTTGTTCGACATGATTTTGACAACTTTCGGTGATGATGTATTACGGACAAAGCCGTTGTACTGGATCCTTATGGGCATGTCGGGCAACCTTAAACACCTGCAGGACGTCAAGGAAACAATAGAGGATTTGGGCATCATTGCGCCAGATGGTGATGTCAACGCCAAAGTCGAGACTGTAGATTTACCGTTCCGGTCAACCATGGAATTCCTTGCTGAGCTGGAAAAGGCAATATTCCGCGATGCAATGGTAACTAATCCGCAAGAAATTACAGGCGGAAATTTGACAGCAACGGCGATTAATGCCTCCTACCATGCTGAGAAGTTGAAAGTTTCGGACATGGAATGGCAAGCTGGAGCCTTTGTTGAGTTGATACTGGAATTAATTGGTGTAGATAACCAATTGGTTAAATTCAAGCACGAAACCATATCAAACGACATGGAAATCACAACAAGGTTGAACATGTATCGCGAATTACCATTAAGTGTAAGGTTGATGCTGGATCCGCTTTTTGCTGATGATATGTTGGAAATAATTATGGATGCAGTAGAAAAGGAAACATTTGCGCTACACGAAACAGAGCCTGAAGAAGAAGTTGAGGTGCCAGACAATGCTCCAAGTGACACGGCAGACTAACCAGAGGCTAAGGGCCTTGGATAGGCGGCTACTAAACAACTTTCAAGCGGCATTCCTAACGGCAGTAGCACGCGAAAGCAGAGCCATTGCGAAACTTGCCGCATTTGATCCGACAGGCTTAAGTGATGAGGAAATTCAGCTGAGACGAGAGTCATATTTGCGCACTGTAGAGCGTGAGACCAACCTAGTCAACAGTATCGCAACTGAGATCGTGCATTCTACAGATATCGCAATCCGCTTAATTAACGACGAGCGGCTAAATGTGTTCGACTTTAATTATCGTGGTGCATTGACGGACATCAGTAGGTTGTTGGGATTCCGTGTTGACTGGACGATTTACGACAGGAACCAATTACGTGCTTTGTTGATAAAAAGCGACAGAGCAGCGCCATTCACAAAGATTGCCTTCAGAAACTTAGGCAAAAACCGGACGATCGTCCAACGCCTACAAGATCAACTGACGCAAGCGATTGTCTTAGGCGAAAGCGTGCCAAAGATAAATCGCCGCGTGCGTGATGTCGCAACCATGACATACAAGCAAGCGCAACGGATAGCGCGCACAGAGGTTATGCGCGTAGCCAATGAAGGCCGAATGTTGGGCTATGAGCAAGCCCAGGACGATTACAATATCCCGATGAAAAAGCAATGGATATCGACGCTGGATGACCGAACTAGACGGATACCTCCCGACAAAGCCGACCATGTTGAGATGCATATGGAGCAGGCCGAGTTGAAGGAGGCTTTTTCTAATGGGCTGATGCAGCCCGGTGATTCAAGCGGGCCGCCGCAGGAGGTTATCAACTGCCGATGTACAACAGTGCCCATATTGGCAATCAGCAAGGGCAGTAAGGCATACCATGAGATTAGGGAGAGCATATCGCAAAGGGCGCGATTTGGATGAGCGTTGAAATTACAGATAATAGCAGCAAAGTGTTGTCACAGCTAGAAAGCAATATAGGCACAGCATTAACCATGATTGGCTCAAAGTGGCAGGAAATTGTAACCATGGAAATAACGAATTTTCCCGCCGTGGACACTGGCCGGATGCGTAGCAGCATGACTTTTCGGCCAAATATCGCCGCCAAAGAGGTCGTTGTGGGAACGAATGTTGAGTATGCAATTTTTGTAACGATGGGCACGTGGAAAATGAAAAAGCGGCCATTTATGCAAAATAGCATATTGAATTATAAAGCAGATTACCAAGAAATTGTTGCAAGTGTGTTGGGAAGGGGCTTCTCAACGTAATGTGCCCGTCTGAAGGCGTAAAACTCGGAACACAGCGGCGAAACCGCGTAAAAATATCGTAGTGGAGGATAAAAATGACAAGAAAATTCTTAAGTGGGTTAGGCATAGAAAGCGAAGTTATAGACAAAATTCTTGACCAAGCTGGCAGCGATTTAGAGCGAGAAAAGGAAGTTGCCGAAAAGTTACGCAATGAAATAAAAACGCTACAAGATGGTGCTACCGCCAAACAAAAGGAGTTCGACGATTTCAAGGCATCACAGCCTGATGCCGAAAAACTAAAAGCAGCGCATGAGACTGAAAAAACGGCACATGCTGAGACAAAAACAGCAATGCAGAAGCTTATAGACGATGAAAAAGCGGCACATGAGTCATACCGCAATGAAATTGCAGCGGAACAAGACAGTGTGGAGCTTGACAAACTTGTGTCGGCAGCGTTGAAAGACGCCGGGATGAATTCGACAGTGATACCAAAAGCGTTAAAACTTTATGATCGGGAAATTGTGGAGCGGAAAGACGGGAAAATCTGCAATTCTGACAAAGTGGTTGAACACTTTAAGTCTGAATGGGCTGATTTTTTTGGTGCCGTAAAACAGCAAAAAGCCGAGGTGGGAACCGCACCAACAGCACCTCCTGCTACATACACCTTGGATCAGATTCGAAAAATGACAACGACTGAAATTAACAACAATTGGGACGCAGTTCAAGCGACATTACAAAAGGGTGCGTCCGCATAACACAGAAAGGATGACAATATATGTCAGTAGCAACCTTTATTCCTACGCTTTGGGCTGCCCGCCTTATTCAACATTTGGATAATGCGTTGGTTGCCAGAAGTTTTTTCAACGAAGATTATTCCGGTGAAATTCGCGACATGGGTGACACTGTAAGGATCAACCAGATTGGAAATATCTCAATTTCGCCATATATTCGCAATCAAGATATGGCACCACCAGAAGAGTTAGCCACAGCCGCACAAGACTTGGTCATTGATCAGGCTCAGGCATTTAATTTCCAGGTTGATGATGTGGATTACGTACAAATGCGAACATCTTTGATGGACGCGGCTATGCAAAGATCGGCATTTAGCTTGGCCGAAACAGAAGACACCTTTTTGTTTGGGCTGCTTGACGCTGCTACACCGGCAGCAAATAGGATCGCCGCTGGTGCATCAGCCGATGAACTATATGAAGCTTTGGTGGAGCTACGAAGGATCATGTCGGAAAATAACGTTCCATTTGCGGGGCGTCGTGCAGCTATGCCGCCACTGGCAATTGCAAGGCTGTTGAATGACGACAGGTTTGTAGCCACTGGTGGAACAAACGCAGAAGGCAGGCTCATATCTGGCTTAGTAGGTAGAGCAGCCAGTTTTGACATTTACGAAGTTAACACAACGCCGAATGGTGCTATTATTGCAGGGCATCCATTAGCCAGTACATTTGCCAGTCAGATTGTAAAAACCGAGGCTTATCGTCTCGAGCGTAGGTTTGCTGATGGTGTAAAAGGTTTGTCTGTATATGGCGCAAGAGTGCTAGTGCCGACCGCTTTGGCAGTGGCCACAATCTAAAATGGATAACAACTGGAGAGCGGATATACGCACATGGGCACAAATATTAAGCGTGACTAGTGACAAAGGAGGGCGTGACGATATAGTCGCAATAGCACAAACACTAGGAGCAACACCGCCAAAAAACTGGCGTGAGGCGTGGCGCTTTATCCAGACACACCCAGACGGGGGATGGCGTGACAGCATCATGGAGCTTTCGCGCTCCTTGGTGACAATTCCGCCAAAAGATTGGCGTGAAGCACTGCGATTTATACGAATGTACCAAGAGGGTAATCCGCCAGTTGCAAGGGCTTTGTTTGATGTTAACCTCTTTAGGCTGTTTGATAGTAACGGCAATGCTTTATTCGTGATGAGGTGATCTAAGTGGATATTATTCTCGCTGTTACCGCAGCGCAATTAAATACGGCAGGGCAGCAGGCGCATACCCACACCAACAGAGCGGTGTTGGACGCAATAACAGAAGCGCCAGCCACAGCTGCAAGCATGATCGATGTAGTGGCCGACACAGCAGCCTTAGCTGCCCGAATAACAGCATTAGAAGCACCTTGGGAAATCTTTTAAATGGCACAAGTAGGCGGGTATTCAAGTCAATCGCGTAAAATGGCGATTTTTTTTTATGTTTTCATTATAGTCCAAATGTTGTTGGCAGCTATTGAATGTTTCTTCTTGAAAGACATGTTAAATGTGACTATTTTTTTTGCATATACTGTGGTTTGTGCAATTGGCTTGATGTCTGCCGTCTCATATAATTTGCACGTTGAAAAACGTGTATTAGTTGTTTGCGTAATTCTATGTATCGGCTACATTTTATTGAACCGTTGGCTTTTGGGATTTATGCCAGTGCAAATTGTTGCAAGGAATGTAATCATTGAAATATTCCATTTAGCTTGGTTTATCTATCGCATATCGTGCATTAACCTACTGCGAAACAATGTAACTGTAATAAAGAGACAATTAATTAGCAGTCGTATTTATGCAATGGAAAGCATGGATGACGATCTCGGGAGTAATGGTTATGGATACAGCAACGATGGTAATGATTTTTAGTACATTACTGGGCGGTGGTGGAGTATTCGTTGTAGTAAAGGCAATACTAGAATGGCATTTAGGCAGAAAAAAACAAAAATTCGAAGTTAGCGAGTTGCAGGTAAAGACTGCAATGGAGTTAGAGATGCGCGCTATGGAAAGATATGGGCAAGCTAGCGCCAAATTGGATGCAGTTGAAAAGTTGCTGCTAGAGGTGCGCAGTGAGCTGATGGAGGCAAAAAAAGAACTTGAAATTCACAGGGATTACATTGAAAAGCTAAAAAGCTTATTGAAAAAGCATAAGATTACAGTCCCTGAGATGCCCGGAGGATGATTCTGTGGCAACGGAAATAAACAATACTATGCTGGTACTGATGCGAAAGTGCCGGAACTTTTTTAATTTTTCCGCTGAAGATGGAGAGTTTGAGCTGGTTGACGGCAATATTGTCCTTGGTGAATCCTACAAGGTCGGACAATACTTGTTGATGACTGGCTCTATTTTGGTGGATGGTGTTTACCAGATAATAGCAAAAGATGACTATCCTTGTGAGCATGATAATTGGCTTGATGACGATGGCGATGATGATGACTATGATAATGGGTTGGCCGAGCCATATGTCGAATGCGATTGCCCACAAAAGTACATCTACACGCTAGACAACGCACCAATTGACGAAAAATGGACGGGCATCATCCATGGACTAAATGTCCCAGCTGATTTTGTTCGGCTAACCCACGAAATCCATGAGTTTAACAAAAGCGAAGCTGGGAAAATGGCGCATTCGCCGTATGTAAGCGAAACTGTTTTGAACGTCCATTCTTATAAATTGGCACAAGGGAAAGAAGGGTTGCCGCTAAATTGGCGAGACCTTTATAAGACTGATTTAGCCCCGTACCATAGAATGTTCACCGAAGTAAGCATATAGGGGGTGGTTAGTTGCCACTTGGGGATTACTTTACAGCATTCTGGATCCAATCGTGGAGTCCTTAGCGATGACGGCTTTGGGGGAACCATAAGTAAACTAACCGACAGCGCAATGATAAAAGGCGTCTTATCGCAAGCGACACAAGCCGAGCCACGCATTGCTGAGGCTCAAGGGCTTACAGCAAAATATAGATTTATCACGCATATCGACTTAAAGATCGATATAAATGATGTGATCCGCAATCCGAACACTAATGCTTTTTTTAGGGTTGCGGGGCTACCTGAGCGCAGTTCAGAGCCAGCAAATTCAAAGTTTCAGGTTCTACCTGTCGAATTAGTCCCACAAGAGGTGGTGTCGAGTGAGTAATAGTTACGTAGTTACAGATCCACCACGTTCATACTTTTGGCTAAGATTGACGCGAGGGCCTGTGTTTGCACCTCCTGCTATTGTCATCCAGGTAAGGCCAGTCGACGCGGATGATGAGCCATATGTGTCAGGTGTTTCACTTGTCAGAGGCTCAACATACCCGATTGAGATTATTTCCCGCACTTCAAATGGCTGGGCTACGAAATGGTTTGATGAAGGCACTGGATGCATGGAAATGCGGGTAAGGGGCGTTGTGGTTCAAAGGCACAAATTAGAAGGCTTTGAGATGAAAATGCGTCCAGGTTCTTACCATCTGTTCGTAACAATGCCGAAAAACGACAACGTTAGCATACATGTATATGGTACTGTTGATGGTTTCCCAATGCGGACGCCAACAACAATAATTAATTTGAGAAGGAGCTGAAAAAATGGCAGCATATTTTTGGCTGAGACTAGACAAGACACCGCCCGCCAATTTTGCATTTTTGATAAATGAAGGCGCGACGGTTACAGCATATAACACCGTAGATCTTACTTTTACCTCTGATGATGTAGACAGAACGGGCTATACCATCAAAGTCTGGGGCGACGTGATTGGCGCAAATCATGGGCCAACAGAATCTGGCGCGACATGGATTGCGTGGCCGACTGGGACAATGTCCATCACGACATCCGGTGCTGATGGGCTAAAAACCATCAACGCAAGGGCACGAGATAGGGTAGGTAACGAAACCACTGTCGTAATTCGCACAATTACTGTTGATAGCTCAGTGCCGGTTGTTACATTATCCGATATTGGTGGAGCAACACAGGCAAATCCAGAAGAGGTTGGTGTAGCTCCTGGTGCAACAATCATTTCTTCACAGCAATTTAGATTCCAATCTGACATTGCCTTTGTCGAATACCAGGTTCGTGTCGGAACGACACCAACATTCTTAAATACTTCTGGCACCTTGATTGGTACAGCTGGAGGATCGGTGAATATGAGCGGCACGGGTACATTTGCGGCCAATACGCAAATAACATGTACGCTTACTGGTGATGACTATGACACGGCATTAGCTGGCGTCGAGAGCACTAACCCAGTTAAAGTGTTTGTTAGGACTCAAGCTGGAGTTTGGAGCGTCTAATAGCTAGGAGGAAATTTGATGACTGCATTCCTACCTACTGTTCCAGATATATTCCGAATCACAGAAAACCACTCTTGGTTTGAAGAATCTGAAGATTATTTTTTAGTTTTTTTAGATATTTTAGTTGAGCTAGATGAATTTGACCACTCAAGAAATGAATACTTTTGGGTCGGTGGATTCCCAGGTGCTGCAGTGCTAGGCAGCGATGAAATGCTACTTTTTACGTGGATCGATTTTTTTGGCATATTGCCATTTTTACCTGGTGACGCGTCTTTAGATGCCGACCGAATGGCTCTAACATTCACTTATTGGGTTGGCGGCAAAGTGGAAATATCTGACTTTATGGATGTAGGAGAATTTTGGTTAGAAATTGCCTTCATGTATCGTAAGGTTTCGCTAGAGGTTCCTATTGTCACTTTGCTTCAACCAGATCCACGATCCACCATTGAGATGTCTGCCGTAGCACCTTGGGATAACCTTTTTGTGGAATTTTTTAGCTCTATGGATTTCCAACGATTTGTCATAATGGCAAATGGTGGCGGTGGGCATGATATCGGAACTCAAATGCATCAGGGGGGCGCAGGGCTTGCAACTGTGCCAACCTCCCACATTATTACTGTCCAAGACTTTGAAAATATGAGCATTGACCACCTATGGCGTCTAGATGTTTATGTCCTTGCTACAAACAACATGTGGTCAGATAGTTCGCCTTTTGTCCCTATCCTGCCAGGGATTCAATGGGATATCCGTCAAAGTGCTGCTGACAATATGTGGGTTTCGGTTTGTTATGGTAATGGATTGTACGTAGCAGTTGCCATGACTGGTGTAGGGAATCGCGTGATGACATCTCCTGACGGCATAAATTGGACATCGAGGGGTGGCGCAGGCGATCTTACTTGGAGCTCAGTCTGTTATGGCAATGGCATGTTTGTAGCTGTAGCTGACAGCGGCACAGGGGGCAGAGTCATGACCTCGCCCGATGGAATTTCATGGACACGCAGGGCGTCAGCGTCCGACACGCATGGATGGACAGGTGTCTGTTTTGGTGGTGGTCAATTTGTAGCTGTTTCTCATTCAGGCATAGGTACTCGAGTTATGACATCCCCTAACGGCATTAATTGGACTTTAAGGGCAAGTGCTGGTGATTTTGTGTGGGTTTCGGTTTGTTATGGCAATGGATTGTACGTAGCAGTTGCTGCAACCAATATATCTACCAGCCATATCATGACATCCCCTAATGGCATAAATTGGACTATGCGGCAAAGCCCCCTTGATAGGCAATTGCGCTCTGTCTGCTATGGGAACAACATGTTTGTTGCTGTTGCTAGTACTGGTGTAGGGAATCGCGTGATGACATCTCCTGATGGCATTACATGGACGGGCAGGCAAAATACGGCGGATCTCTTTTTTAGGAGTGTCTGTTTTGGTGCAGGACTGTTTGTAGTCGTAGCAGCCACAACCACAGGCCATGTCATGACATCACCGGATGGAATCTCATGGACACAAAGAGAAAACGCAGCACCCAATAGTTGGCAATCAGTTTGTTATGGAAATGGCCGATTTGTGGCTGTTGCAACTTCAGGCACTGGAAACCGCGTTATGACATCAGGGTAGGAGGACAGCCAAAATGAAAAATATCAAAAAAGCATATCATGAATTTTGGTCGTCTTTTTCCAACAGAAGCACGCTACTAGATGCACCTGCCAAAATCCCAGCATTCCCAACAGATGAGGTGGTGTTTCGAAACGCAGCAGGTAAGCCGATTTCACCGCCACAGGATTTCAAATACATCACGTATGATGTTGTCCGCCCGGAATTTGCCGGATACACCATTACAACGGCGTCTGTGTGGGACAGGAACCCACAAAACCCAGGCTTTACAGGTTTTATCGATGATGTTTTAGGGCAAATTGCAAAGGTAATACCTGAGAGCGGTAAAATATTGTACATTGATAACGTTGAAGGCGCAATATGGCTGTTGCGCAACAACCCAAACTTTATATCATACCTAACCGAGCCCGCGGATCAGGCAGTATCCCGCGGGCTCGTTAGTATGTTTGTGAAAGGATATATGTATTGAACGAGCTAATTGAAAACTTGACAGGACTAAGAAACGAAATTTTGCCGCTCATAACCGTTGTCGCAACACGCGAAAGCCTTAGTGAGTTGTTTGGCAAATGCATTTCGTTGGCAGAAAAAGCAAATGGTTCAATTGAATATGCGCATATGATGGGCAAGATTGAAGCATATGAGCATGTCATTACAAAAATGTACGAATAGAATCTTTGCATGTCTTTAAATGTGTGATACAATGCATGTGGTGTAAAACATGTTTAGGGAGGGCAAAAAATGAAACACAATTTCGAAGATTTGACATCACAACGTTTTGAGCGTTGGAAGGTTGTCCGTTTGTCTGAACAGCGGACTTCTCAAGGTAGCGCTATGTGGATTTGTCAATGTGATTGTGGGACTATAAGGGGTGTACCAGCTGGCCGATTGAAAAATAAACAAAGCTTAAGTTGTGGATGCCTTAGAAAAGAGATCGTAAAGGCTGCAAAATTCATTGACAGAATCAACGAAACTAAGCACATGTCAAATGGCCTTCTTGCGCAAATAATTAAATACAATGCATCAAACGATATAGATGTCAAATTTGAGAATGGACAAATTGCTTACAATAGACAATACCGACATTTTGTTAGCGGTGCAATAAAATGCCCGTTAATAATAAAAAAAATTGACAATTACTGTGAAGTAATGAACGCCAATACAGTCCCAGCTAGTGTTTTTTTGATTGACACTGAAGATGTGCATTTGTTAAAAAGTTGCTTTTGGCAAGCCAACAGCAAAGGTTATATTTGCAGTTCCAATTATGGCCAGTTGCATCGATTAATAATGGACGCATCAATAGATGAACAAGTAGATCATAAAAATGGTGATAGGAACGATAATCGAAAAAACAATCTTAGGTTGTGCACTAACATTCAAAACGCTCAAAACAGGAAGTTGTTAAAAAACACAATTAGTGGCTATAAAGGCGTAACATGGCATAATTCATCTAATATGTGGGTTTCAAGAATTGGAGTAAATGGACAAAGAAAAACATTGGGGTATTTTAGAGACAAAATAGATGCAGCAAAAGCTTACAATGAAGCTGCAATAAAATATTTTGGAGAATTTGCTAAACTTAATGATTTATAAGGGAAAGCGCATATATATGCGCTTTTTTTATTGTATTGAAAGGAGATATATATGGCTTATCATCCACAGGGGTAAGGTTAGCCCCGCATGTCGAGTAATCGGCATGTAGCGACTGAAAAGTCCACCTCCACAACAATTGCTGGCAATCCCTAAAGACAGATAAACCACAACGCAAGGATGAAATAAGCCTAAACGTGATGGTTGCGAAAGCGGAAAAAATTATCTGTATGGCATACGGTTAAATCCTAAGTGCTAAAGCAATGGGTCTTCAGCAGCTTACACCTAAACAGGGTGCAGTTCAACGACTATTCCCCGGGAGGGAAGTAGGCTCAAGTGAGTCGAAACGAGTGGTTCCGACTCAAATCGGATGAAGAAATAGTCTGCTCTTATGTGAAAGCATAAGGAGTTCTGTGAGAACCGGCACAGCCTAACGAACTGTGTTGAACGTGGAATGTTAAGACCTGACAGTTTTGGCAATATGCAATTAAATGCTGGGGCTTTTTTTGAGGATATTGACACAACATCCCTGGGCTTAAGCACAACGGCAGCTCAATTTGCAACAATTTTAGAGCAAGCGTTGGTCGACAATAAGCAATTAGGTGCAACAATTGGCGGCGGCACCTTCGCAGTAACGCCGGAAGTCCGACAAATAGAAGCCGATGGGATGAGATATCCGGTTATCGGCTCAACTGTTTTTGATTCATATGATGTTTTATTGACAACGACAATTAAAGAGTTTACCAGGGACAACATAAAGCGCTGTATGCCTACCGCTGAGGTGGAGCCAGCAACTGGTGCGATCGTTTTTGCCAGTGCTTTGGTACCGGAACACTATATCCCGTCATTGGGTTGGGCTGGGCAGCTGCTAGACGGACGCCTTTTATATGTTGAGCTACAGAACGTTTTAAACACCACAGGCATGACGCTAACATTTACGGATAAAGGCGAGGGTACGATCGATGTGGAATTTAGAGGACACCAAGCAAGACTTGACTTGATGCAATATGCACCATGTAAAGTCTTTTTCTTTGATCTATAAGGGTGAAAATATGATAAAAAGAAGCGAACTTGACACTATTCAAAAGCGCGAAAAGTTGAATACTGTGTATCGGACAGGCGACATAGGCCCAGGAGGCGCATATCACGATTATGAGATTCAACGAATCACAGAAGGTGATGGGGCACAAGGCTTTATGGCTTCGATGATTAGATTTCAAAAAGGCGCACGAAATGAACCACGCTCGCGACCCGGCATACTTGATTCCGATTTGCTGGAAATTGTCCGGGATAGGCTCAAGCACTTTCAAGACGGCGATTATAGCTCTTGGGAAAACGCCAATGCATTAGCCCATGTTGAGGAAGCGCTTGAGTGGATGAATCGACGTGTGGAAGATCGTATTGAAAGAGATGTGCTTGGCACATACAGCAAATAGGAGGTAAATATTGGTTATCGCAAAAAGGAGCCTGAAGAAATTAAGGGCTATGCTGTTGGAAATCACGCCGGAAATTACCGCGATCCTGGATGATGTGACAGCCGTCAATGCCATGCGGGCAAAAAGTGGTGAGGTGACAGACGAAGAAGCAACAAAGCGCGGCGTTGAGGTGCTGAAAGAGTTCTTGGACTTGTTTTTAGTCCGACAATATGACGCTGTCGTTAGGGTTATGGCTTGTCTTTACAGTATGACACCGGAAGAGATCGAGGAAAAAGAAGCTGGCGAAATAAAAGACATGATATTTACCGGAATTCTACAGGACGATCTACTTGTAAGTTTTTTTCCACGGTTGCGGCTATTGGCTCCGAAAACGCCATAAGATACATTGCTGAGGTTGAACCAATGCCGTTAAAAGCATTGGTTTTTTACCTTCAGAGCAAATATAAACATGAAATTATTTGGGAGACATATATAGCTGATACGTTGCACTTTTCAGCGTTCGGATCCTTTGAAGAATCAAAGCGTCCACCTAGATATCTGGATGTGCTTCGCAATAAAGAAAAAGCAAGTAAAACAACAGTAAAAGATGATTATGAAGTCGAAGATATAGTTGATTTATTCCGTGGTAAAGGTAAGCTGGCAAAAGGTGGTGAGAAAACTAAGGTTTAAATCTCTGTAGAGGAGGTTTTTTTTATTGAGTTGTTCAAATTATTTGCCACCATTGGCATAAAAGACGATGGGGCAGCGGCAACAATTGCAAAAATTGGAAAATCGTTTGCGGATTTAGGCTCAAAAGCAGATAGTAGTGTGAGGGCTGCTGCTGATTCAACAACAAAATTCGGTGATTCACTTGCTGGAGTTGGGCAAAAAGCAGAAGGCAATGTTCGATCGGTAAACGAAGTCAAAGCAGCAGTCCTAAAACTTGCCGCAACCTATCAAAAAGAAGGAATGTCAAAAAGTGATGCCATGAAGCGTGCCCATAGTGAGATGGCAGGTGAAATGGACGCAGCTAAAAAAGCAGCACAAAACTTAGGCTCAGGGGTTGGCGGACTTGCTGGAGCACTCGGTGAGGCCGCTGCCAAGGCTGGGAAATTTGCGTCTTCTGTGGCTGATGGTTTTGCTAAGGCGGGTAAAGGACTTGCTAAAGTAGGCGCTGGTTTTGCTAAATTTGACTCTGTAGCAACCCAAGCGATGGGTGTTGCAGTAGACGCAACATTGGCCGCTGGTGCAAGTTTATACGGACTAGGTGTTACCGCCACAAAAACAGGAATGACATTTGAAGGCGAAATGAGTAAATGATTGCTCGGCTATGTGGAAACATATAGTAAAAACCATCTTGCAAAAACGGTAGAAGACTGTGATATTTGTTGCGCTACAAATAATGATGATGTTCAATTAAATTCTTTCATTGAAAAACAAAGATTATGTCAATACCGTGGTAATTTGACAGATTGCGAAAGGCTGTCAGACACCGTAGAGCATAGGGCTGAATAAATATAATGCCCCAAGAGTGCAAGACACCCTAACGTAAAGGCGAGGGTGAAGATATATGCCAACCTGGATTGGATTTGACCAATCGATGAGATAGGAATTTAGCCAACCTATCAAATGAGGGAAACTTCCAGAGGTATAGATAAAAAACTATACGTTAATAACATTGAATCTAGCGGCTATCCTCGGGGCCACAGGTGAAGAAGGCGCTGCTGAGATGCAAAAGATCGAGGACGGCATCCGAGCAATGGCGCTTGCATCGGGTGGAGCCAGCCCTTCTGTGCTTGAACTGGCAGCAAGTGCAAAGATGCTTGCTGAGGCAGGTGGCGACACAAATTTAATGCTTACGCAGTTAGAGCACGGCGCTAACTTAGCCACGGCAACGCAAACCGACTTGGGCACCACTCTTGATTTTGTTGGCAGCGCAATGAGGACGTTTGGCATTGAGTCCGACGATACACAATCCACAGTCGACAGCCTAGCCAAAGTCACAACTTTAGCAAACCTTGAGCTTTCACAAATAGGTCAATCTTTTGTAAATGCTGGTGGCGCTGCATCAAACGCAGGGATGACGTTACATGATGTAAATGCCGTTTTGATTGCATTTTCTGAACATGGTTTAAAAGGTGGCAGGGCTGGGACGGCATTAAATGCCGTTTTGAGCGATTTGCAGACACCTTCACAGCAAGCCGCTAGTGAATTTGAGCGATTGGGTATAGCGCTTTTTGATTCGGAGGGCGCAAGTCGTGATGTTTTTGATGTCATGGGCGAGCTTGAAACTGCACTATCAGGCATGACCGATGAGCAGCGCGCAGCAACTGAGAGCACTTTATTCGGACAAGTGGCGCAAAAAGGCTGGAATGTAATCATGGAAGAAGGTGTCGATTACATTCGTGAAACAGCCGAATACTTAGCGGATCTATCAGGCGCATTTGATGGCTATGGGCAAGCTGCTGGTATGGCTGGAGTACAGTCCAACAACCTAGCAGGCGACCTTGGAAATATCAAATCTGTCGCTGAAGATTTAAGTATTGCATTTTATCAAAGCATACAGGAACCATTGCGTGAAGTTGCTACAAGCGCACTTGGATATGTAGAACGGTTAGCCGATGCATTTATGGAAGATGGGCTAAGCGGTGCAATTGCTGTAATTGGTGAGGTTTTAGCTGATGTTGTGGCCGACGTATCGGCTAGAGTGCCTCAGTTTGTTGAGCTAGGAATTGAATTAATAACAGGATTAGCTGATGGTTTAGGGCAAAATTCAGCTGCCATTATTTCAAGTGCAACAGAAGCTTTTAATACCTTTATAGACGGCATAAGAACGCTATTGCCACAACTAGTGCCTTTAGCTGTGGAAGTTATAACCGTATTTGCTAGTGGGTTTATAACCGTAAAAGAGCTAATATTCACTACTGGGGTTGAGATTTTAGCCGATTTAATTGCTGGCATATCTTCAAAATTGCCTGAATTGATTCCACAAGCACAAGAAGCGATCATGAATATCGCAAATGGGCTTGCTGAAAATCTGCCTAAAATTTTACAGTCAGGGATTGATATTATTGTACAACTTGCGTTAGGCATAGCCGAAACACTACCCGAATTGATTCCTGTTGCTATTGAGGCAATTTTAACACTTGTGATGACTCTTTTGGAGAATGTCGACCAATTGGCGGAAGCAGCTGTTGCGTTAATTATGGGATTAGCTGATGGATTGATGACAGCTTTACCTATTTTGATTGAAAAAGCACCCATTATCATTACTCAGCTAGTTATGGCTATGATTGAGTTGTTGCCAAAATTGGCGGAATTGGCCGTCTTGTTGATACACACATTGGTAACAGGATTAGTTGGATCCTTACCCGAAATAATGACAATTGGTGGAAAAATTGTTGAAACCCTGCTAAGGGCTATAGGTTTAGATCGGTTAGCTGATTTTGTAGAAGTTGGAACTAATATTGTAAAAGCTTTTTGGCAAGGCATATCCGATTTAATTACATGGATTTATGATAATGCTAAAAACTTCGCGTTGGGTGTTATAAATGCTGTAAAAGGAATTTTTGGCATTTCGTCGCCATCTACTGTATTTATGGAGATGGGTAAAAATCTAGTTAGAGGTTTATGGAATGGCATTAAAGCTTTAGGTGGTTGGATAAAAGGTCAAGTCTCAGACTTTTTTGGTAATGTAATTAGTACCGCGAAAGGGATATTTGGCATTTCATCACCGTCCACAGTGTTCTCAGGCATAGGGACAGATGTTGTAACTGGTTTTGAGAATGGGGTTTCCGATCTACCAGAAAAAACGAATAAGCATTTAAATAATACGCTAAACAAAGTCACTGAATGGGGTGGAGATCTAGTAAGGCAAGGCACCGAGCGGGCAGAGAATTTTTTAAGCACCGTCACAGGCACAGTTGAGTCATTGCCGGGAAAAGTCAGTAATGCCATTTCGCCAGTAATAGAAAATACAGCCGAATGGGGCCGACAAGTGGCTGCCAAAGGGCGTCAAGGCGCTCAAGATATGCGGCGAGATGTGGTTAGCGAAGGCGAAGGGCTAGTTGACAGTATGACATCTGTCGGCAGCAATATTGTCAATGGTGTCTGGAGTGGCATCCAAAGTGTAGCACAAACCTTCAGAACCAATGTTTCCGGTTTTTTCAGTGGAATTGTCAGCCAAGTTAAAGGCACGCTACAAATATCGTCACCATCACAAGTTTTTGCACGTGAGGTTGGGCGAGCAATCCCACAGGGTGTAGCACAAGGCATCGACGCAGACGCTGATAAGGCACGACAAGCAGCTGACAGACTTGCACAAGACACTTTTAGGCAAGCTAAAGTCTGGATTGAGCAATATCGGCTTGAAAGTGATTACCTTGCAACTGAAGAGCTAAAAATGTGGGAACACCTATCAGGTATGTATGTCCGTGGCACCAAGCAACGCCTAGACGCAGACAAGGAGGCCGCAAGGCTCAGGCAGCGAATCACAAGGGAGGATTTCGAATACTCCAAAGCCTGGATTGAGCGCAAAAAATTCTTTGGCATAATCAGCACACGCGAAGAGTTAGAGGCTTGGGAGCGTGTCCAGGCTAGGTTTAGAGAGGGAACCAAAGAACGCGAGGAAGCCGACAGAACTGTGTTTACACTACGAAACCGACTTAGGGCTGAAGATTTCCAGTCGATAAAAGATGGTATAGAACGTGAACGATTCTTTCGACGGATGACGCTAGAGGAAGAATTTGTCGTATGGGAAGCTATCCAAGATAGATACAAGGAAGGCACTAGGGAGCGCGAAGAAGTCGAAAGAACGCTTTTCACATTGCGAGATCGACTTAGGGAAGAAGATTTTAAAAACTTTAAAGATCATATCGAGCGCGAAAAGTTTTTCCGACGAATGACGTTAGAGGAAGAATATGAAGCGTGGGCAGCGATACAAGAAAGGTACAAAGAAGGCACAAAGGAACGCGAAGAGGTTGAAAGAACAATTTTTACCCTCAGGAACAGTCTGGCTGCCGAAGATTTCAAGAACATAACGCGTTGGATTGACTTAAGAAAAGAGCATAACAAGATTTCCATGCAAGAGGAAATCGATTTCTGGAAAAAACAAACCGAACTTTACCTTGAAGGCACAGAGCAGCGAGAAGAAGCCGACAGGCGTTTGTTTGACTCGCAAAGGCGCTTATTTGAAGAACAGGAGAAACTAACACAAAGAATGGCGGACGCTGAGGAGCGGTATCAAAACGCTGTCGACAGCCGAGCACAGTCCATTTTTAACACTTTCGGTTTGTTTGACGAGCTGAGAGAAAAAGAAGAGGTTTCGACACAGACTTTAAAAGAGAATTTACAGGCTCAGGTTAGCGAAATGGCTAACTGGGCGTCTAATATCGATAGGCTAGCACGAAAGGGCATAGATGAGGGCTTGTTGGCGGAACTTCGCGCAATGGGGCCGAAAGCAAACGCTGAAATAGCAGCATTGTCCACCATGTCAGAAGCTGAATTGACGGCATACAGTAATTTGTGGAAAGAAAAACATGAAATTGCTAGGGTTATGGCAATCCGAGAGCTTGAACACTTACGAGAAGAGACTGACGCCGAAATTCGAGAGTTGGCCGACCAATTAAACGAATTAGCCGACACAGAATTCGTTTTTGCTGGTAGAAACACTGTTGATGGTTTTATTGATGGTATCCGCTCAGGCTTTGGTGGGCTAAAGGAATCTATGGAGGAAATGGCTAGAATTGCCGTTGAAACCGCTCAAAATGCGCTGAGAGTAAGATCACCATCTGAAATATTTGAAGATATCGGCAAAAATGTTAGTGAAGGCTTTATTTATGGCATCGAATCGATGCATGGTGTTGTTAAAAAGGCCGTAGAAAAGGCATTTGGTGATTTTGACGATATGCCTATAGGCATTAAACCTTACGCACAAGCCAAAAAGGGCATGGCTGACGTATCGGCATACTCAAGGATGATGCAAACGCATAACGACGGAAACACTTATATCTTGCAGGTAAAGATGGATGAAATAGACGAAGTTAACAAGCTTAAGCAAGTATTTGAGAATTTTTCGCATAATAAAATCGTGTTTGAGGGTGGGTGGTAATGGCTACAGTTATTTGTCCGCAACTTGAAGCGCATACATCCACCTTCCCAGCTTGGGGTGAAGCCTCTAGCACTACAGGAGGAATAGAGTACGGCTCTTTTTGGAGTTCTATTATTGGCAACAGGTTTGTGTGGGCGTGGGTTTATTACGATATATCAGCCTTACTTAGATCCAACATAGTCTCAGTTCACGTCGTAAGGAATAGAACTAACAATACAGCACAAGCCGAGGGCTCGCCCGGAATTGATTACCATATAAGACTATTTTGGTCGAGAATAGCAAACAATCCAACACCTTGGCCAGCTGCATCGAGCAACATTGTGACGGGCTGGAACGCAAGTTTTACGCGTGACGCTGTTCCTTCTGGGACAATTAGACAAGATATTACAGGGATTTTTCACAGAGATCACATAGTCCAAAGTGTTGGTGGGGTTATCGGGCTGATATTTCAAGGATGGGCTAGTTACAATGGTGTCGCCACTGCTTCAAGCTCACACTTGGAAGTCGTAACCTCGCCAATGCCGTCACTATCGCCGATAGACATTACACCGACAACAATTCAAAACCCCAACAGGAGCGTCCGCTTTACTTGGGCACACAACCCAAACCCCAACTTGTTATTACCGGATCCGCTTACAGGCTCACAAATTGAGCTGTGGCAGGGTGCTGGGCCAGCTATTTCCCGCACCATTGAGGGGCAAGCTGGATTCTTTGACTTGCCCGGCACAACTGTTTCAGGTGCAACCCCAGTCACTTACCGCATCCGCACACGCACACAATTTAATGGTTGGGGCACATGGTCAACAAACCGAACGTTTCCGCTAGGTGTTACCCCAGCACTTGCACCAACAAACCTACTGCCTACAACCGCCCAAAATCCACGCGGGGCAATAATATTTAGCTGGTGGCATACACCGAATCCTGAGGTTACTTATAGCGATCCGCAAATATCGTCACAGGTTGAAGTATGGCAAGTTCCGGGCAATGTCCACACTATGACTATCGCGGGCGCAAGTAACACAGGTATATTGCCCGCTAATTTTTATACCGTTTATGCACCTGTTACTTTCCGTGTCCGAACAGGGACAAATTACAATGCATGGAGTCCGTGGTCTGCAACAGCAACCTTTGGACTACAGACAACGCCACCACTTGCGCCAACTTTGGTTTTCCCTGTAGGTGTTTCTGTTGTTGGCGAGTCGGGCGTATTGCTAGAACTAGGATATAACAGCCCCTTTGATACCACCCCTACCCGCTTTGACGTTTTGTGGCGTCGAGATGGCGGTGACTGGGTCGAAGTTAGCAATACGGGGCAGCTGAGCGTGATGACAGCGCCTATAGTAGGGCAGTCAACAATTGAGTGGCAAGCAAGGGCATATGGTGCATTAGGCGACGTAGGGCCGTGGTCAGAGATTGCAAGATTTTTCACCATTGGGGCACCTCCAGCGCCGACAATCGTCAATGTCACCAACTCCAATATGCCAACTATTGCATTTTCAGGCTTAAACATCCTCAGTTGGGAAATGGAAATATTGCATGGTACTACAAGGATATATCACGTGCCTAGTCATGCTTTTACAGGCGGTTTTTCCTACACACTGAGCGACTTGATCGCAAATGGGCATTACACCGTGAGAATGAGGGTAACTAACCAGTATGGATTGACATCTGGTTGGGGTTCCAGGCCGTTTACAATATGGGTTACACAACCTACCCCGCTACATGTACAGATTGTTAGTAACTTGGATTTTTATATTCGTCTGCACTTTAATAACACCGACATGAGAAGGGTGTTAATATACAGGGCGGAATTTGACAGTGGTGAATTTGTCCGAATAGCACTCACAAGAGAAAGCATGTTTGACGATTATTCAGCCGCACCAAGTCGACGTTACAAGTATTTTATTCGGGTTGTGAATGCCGATTTTAGTTTCGCAGATAGCAATATCGTCACAGGCCGCATGACTTTTATGCAAACAACCATAGCGCAAACAAGCACCATGCACGATTTAACAGAACTGGTTTGGCAGATAGACGGACGGCCAACCAAAGCGCGATCACATCAATTCGAAAAGACTTTGACTCAGTTTGTCGGCAGGAAAAGCCCAGTCTTGCAGGTTGGTGAGCATTCATCCAAGTCGCTATCACTAAGTTTTTATTGTGATCCTGAAGTTAGGGAGCGGCTTGAGCAGCTAAATGAAAGCGCGGATGTTTTGATATTGCGAGATTGGCGGTTAGGTGCAATTTTCGGCGTTATTGATGGGCAATTAAGTGATTCACCTACAGCTGATGGCACTGTTGTGTCATTTGTGTTTAGAGAAACCGATTACATCAGAGAGGTAGCGTTGTAGGTATGGGAATGGTTAATCTAAGGAATTACACAGCGCAAGAAATCGACGATGTTTTGAGGATAAAACGCGGATCACGAAAAGTCACTTTTAAGTATAATTTGCTGGACAGAAATGATATTTTGCAAGGAACGCTTGATGGGGTAACATCTGCAACTGTGAGCTATGGGACATTTCGCGTAATAGAGCGATCGGCAACTTTTGGACTGGACGAATACACGCAGCGCAATATCAACTATTTAACAGATCAAATTCAACCAATTTTTGTACTACATATGCCAAATGGTGGGACTGTAGAGTGGCCACTTGGCATTTTTTTGTTGGAATCACCAAGCAGGAAAATTAATGGAAAGTTTTCGACAAGGGAAATTGGCGCATACGACAAAACATTGATAATCGAAATGGATCGCTTTACCAGCCGCTATTTTATACCAGCTGGCACCAACTATGTTGGGGCAGTTGTCAGGATACTAGCAACCGCAGGCTTAACAAAAATCACTATCCCGCCATCACCTTTTGAAATCCGCACGGATAGGGAAATCCCAGTCGGTACCAAACTAAAGGAAGCTGTAAATGACTTATTGCGTGAAATAAACTACCGTTCCATCAGTGTTGATGCTGAGGGGTTTATGTGGTCAGCGCCATATATAGAGCCAACACTACGAGAGGTTACACAATGGTATTCTGCAAGCAGAGACAGTATTATAATGCCCGAGTTTGAAGAATCGTTGGACTTAGCCAGTAGGGCGAATGTTTTTACACGTGTGGCACGAAACCTTGCAGAAGAAACAGAGTTAGTAGCAACTGTTATCAATAGCAACCCAATGTCACCGATATCGACGGTAAATCGAGGCCGCCAAATAGTGAATTTTGATGAAATTGAAAATATCGCCAACCAAGAAGCGCTAGAAATGCACGTTCAGCGAATTGCAATAGATCATACATCTGCGTACAGCCATTTAACTTTTGGGACAGCACTAATGCCTACGCATGGCAGCGCTGACACCTTGCTCTGTGACTTTCCAACAGTATTTGACGCACCTCAAAAATTCTCAGAGATGCAATGGGAAATGCCATTAAAATATGACGGGATCATGCATCATAAAGCTAGAAAGGTGGTGTCGTTGACAGAATGATGGTTTCGACTGATGAGTATTGGCAAAATGAGCGAGAGAAAGCCCTACAAAAGCAACAAATAAATATTAAATATGCGCGTGTAACCGCACTAACTGAGGCTGGACATCCGATTATCCGGTTTGACGGTGAAACATTGGCCAGCCAAAAACTATACCCTATGATGGGGCATGTTGTTCCGCAGGTAAATGATAGGGTTAGGCTAATCGACGACATTATTGATGGGGTGTGGCGAATATCGAATATTTGATTGAATTAGAATTTAAAGAGCCAGCAATACAGCAAACACGCGTAATACTGAACCAAGCCAACTACAATAGTGTTTCTTTCCGCTTTAAAATCTATTTTGGAGGGGTAGAAATAGATTATTCCCGCTACGATAGGGCTGAGCTGGTATTCCGTAGGGCTGATGGAACCAACATCATGGGGAATGGCGCTATTTTCCGTGATAGCATCACTTATTTGATAGCAAACAACTTGTTGGACACTTCCGGCAATGTTATAGGGTATGTGAATTTGTATGAAGAAAGCCGCATATCTGCAACATTGCATTTTAAATTTACAGTTATATCAAAGTTGGCTGATACCGACAGGATTGCAGGTGATTTTATTCGTGAATTAGACGAACTTCTCGCTGAAGTTAGGCGAATTATAACAGAGTTAGAAGGGCAGGCCTTTGCAACGATAGGGATGATTGACGCTAGAATCACCGCTAATAATTCGGCAATGATAGCAAGCATTCCTGAGGCTCAGGCTGGTACAAATAATGAAAGGTTTATGACACCTGCGCGAACAACTACCCACTTACAGCATCGTATCGCAAGCCAAGCAGAGGCAATTGCAGGGACAAACGAGACGCAAATAATGACACCACGCCGGACAGAGCAGCATGTTACTGAAAGGCTGCAAAATTTTTCAACCGACATCGATGTTAGCCATTTGTATGCGACAGAGCCTGAAGCGATAGCGGGCTTGCGAAATGACCGTATTTCGACACCGTGGTCGACTCGAGTGCATGTGGATGATAGGTTAGCAACGCCTTGGGAGGCTCAAGACGCAGTAAACAGCGAGAGGTTAATGACTCCAGCCAGGACAAGAGAACAAATAGACCATAGGCTTGCAACCCCTTTTGAAGCCATTACTGGGACAGACGAAACGAAGCTAATGACACCACAAACTACTGTCGAAGCAATTCATGCACATGCACCTACGGGCAGCGGTGTTGGCGGCGACATTGAGATTGCAAGTGAAACAGAGGCCGAAATGGGCATCAATAACACGCGTGTTATGACGCCACTTCGCACAGCACAGCACGTTAATTCGCGGATTTCATCACAAACAGACGCTGAAGAAGGCACTAACAGCGACTCCTTGATGACACCACAAAGAGTAGAGCAGCAAACAACTGCAAGGCTTGCGACAACCCAGGACGCTACAGACGGCATGAATAACGATAGGCTTATGACGCCGCTCCGTGTATCTCAAATGCTGTCAGAGCATGATGGCGGTGGCGCTGGGCCAGGGGGTGAACAATGGCCACTGGCAAGCAGAGAGGAAGCGGTGGCGGGAACTGTCCACAATAGGACAATGACGCCGTTACGTACAGCGGAAGCAATCGAAGCCTTAGCGTCAAGTGGCGGCAGCGAGCCATTGCCACTTGCTAGTACTACAGAGGCTCAAGCAGGGCTTGTCCATAATCGAACAATGACACCACTTCGGACAGCTGAGGCAATTGCGGCACTTGCACCTGCTGGGGGAATTGGAACTCTTACAGGCATAACCGCTGGCAATGGTTTGACTGGTGGCGGTAACGCTGGCAGTCCTACGATAGCTATGGGGCTGCCTAGCACGCTCCATGCGAATAGTGGAAACGGTACAAGTGCAACGTCACACACACACCAAATACAAGGGTTTTTATCTCAAGTGGCCTTCGAAGGATTATTTGCAACGGAAACGACTAATAATCGTTTTGTAAGTGACAGAATAATGTCACCGCTAAGAACACATGAAATGATAAGGGCAACCATGGTAGAACATGGGGTATGGACGCCAATAGTTCCTGATTACCTATCTTTGACTGAGTTGGGCTTTGATCCAGTCTCGCGCTATACACGTGTTGGGGATTTTTGCTATATTGAATTTTATGCTGTAATGTCAATAGTAAATGAAATATCATCAGGTGTTTTTAGTATTAGAGGACTGCCACTTACACCTGGAGTGCCCGGTGGACTAGGTATAGGTGCACTAAACCTTCAAGTCGGGGACCCTGCGCTATTTTTCAATGTTCCTGGGCCAATCGTACCAATTACAACATACACGCAAGCAGCAGTGCAACCAACACCGGGCATAGGTATAGTTTTCATAAATAAAACAACAGGAATCGGCGCTTTGACGGGCAGTCAACTTGTGCCTTGGGGGCAAATGGAAATTGGTATAACTGGCGTATATGAAATCGCACCATAGGAGGTTTTTTATGGACATAAAACAAGAAATTACTTTTGATAGTGGCACCGCCAGTGGTGCTTTTAGCATCAAGAAACAGGGCTACATTGAAATAGATGGCGAAAAAACATACGTAGGAATGCCGACAAGGCTTGCTGTCGCACCTGGTGAGATTGAGCAAGTAAATGAGTTTGCGCCGGAATTAGTGCCAATTATGACTGCTATTTGGACACCAGAGATTATACAGGCATGGGCAGATACAATGGCCAAGCTTGAATCGGAAGTGATGACATCGAATATTTAATTGAGCTAGACTTTGCTGAACCAGCAATGCAGCCGACTAATATCGTCTTAAACCAGGCTAATGTAGATAGTGTAGTTTTCAAGTTTAAAGTCTACTTCCATGATGAAGAAATAAACTATCAACATTTTGACAGTATAGAAGTTGCTTGCAGGCGTCCAGATGGCGGAATGATTATTGACACTGCGGTTATAACCCCGGAAGGTGCATTTTACAGGCTTTCAAACAACCTTTTTCGCACAGTAGGAACAGTTGACGGCTATTTAAAACTACATCAAGTCGATCGTGTTTCTGCAACTTTGCATTTTAATTTTAGAATAATTTCTGAGCTTGTTAATGCTGAGCGGATATGCGGTGACTATATATTTAGACTTGAGGATGTTATTAGAGAAGCAAAAGAGCTTTTGGCTGGGCTACAATCTGGTGCATGGGTGACCGCAGAGTGGGTTAATGCCCGAAAACTACCTATTGTCAATCCACTCCCAGAATTCACGTCAATACCGACAAGAATGGCGGCATGGGATAGGATATCAGGCGAAGAAATAGGGACATGGATACCAACACTTTATGGCAGTGAGGTGTTTGGAAACAACATTTACTATCGCAGGTTTGGGACGTATCGCCGAGTAGGTCGAGCGGTATCTGTTACAGCTGAAGCAGCGTTGACAGTGCGAGATCCTGCTATGGCTGGAGAACTGCGAATGAATTTACCTATACCACCCACCAACATCCCAGGGATGCCCAGATATACACTTGCCTTTGCTTGGACTCATTTTTGGCATAATCCCGACGATATGACGGTTTTACAGGGAATGATTCGGGCAGAAACAAATTTCATTCAATTCACGTTTTCAAATGGACAAAACCAAGCCAATGCAATGCCATATGCCACAAGTGGCTGTGGAGTGCTTTTTAATGCGACATATATAGCAGTACCGTAAGGAAGGAGCATGAAAAATGGAAATCTCTTTCGACGAGCTTCATGAAGGCGAATTTGTCACCAAAGAGACTTTCGATGAGCTAAGTGATGGGAAAGGAGCTGACGAGGAATGACAAATAGCCCCTTAGTAGTATTTACAAGGATTTCGCCCAACAGAAATAGCCCACGCAACAGGCCAATCAGCAAAATCACCATTCATCATGTTGCTGGAAACATTTCCATCGAAACTATTGGCAATGTTTTTGCACCTGCTTCTGTTCGGGCAAGCTCTCAGTATGGCGTTGGCACTGACGGTAGGGTGGGGATGTATGTCGAAGAGCGTGACTGCGCTTGGACATCGTCAAATTCCGCCAATGACAACCAAGCCGTCACGATTGAGGTGGCTAACAGCGCTGGTGCACCTAATTGGCCAGTAAGCGACAAGGCGTTCAACACTTTAATCAACCTATGTGTTGATATCTGCAAGCGAAACCCAGCAATACGCCAAAGAGATGGAAGCCCAGGACTATTTTTTGACAATACGCCAGGCGGAAGCCTTACGCACCACCAAATGTTTTCAAGAACCACTTGCCCAGGCGATTTGCTTAGAATGTTCTCGGAAATATGCCGACGAGTCAATGACAGGCTTAAAAATAAAGACGAAGTTACAACACCTTCGCAGGCTGAAGAAGTTGAACATTATGTTGCGCGTGTAAATGTGGATCTTCTCAATATCCGTTCCGGCCCAGGAACCAATCATCCTATTGTTGGAACCATCACCAACCGGGGGGCATACACGATAATAGCAGAATCCAATGGCATTGACGCCACTAGATGGGGTAAACTTTTAAGTGGTGCAGGCTGGATAAGCCTGGATTTCGTCACTAGGGCGGAAAACATAGATGCTGAAATTCAAAGTTTTCCGATATCAACGCTTAATTTGGCGGCAATGAAGTCTTTAGGGATTTCCAACAGCCCCGAATATTGGGAGACGAAAAACATCCAATTTTTGAACGAACTTATGACAAACATAGTGCAATCTGAGCTGTTTGACTCGCGAATTGACAATGGTGTTACCAGTTTTAGCACAGCACTTAAGATTTTGCAGGATGCCAAAGTGATGAATAATCCGGAATATTGGACAAAACTTGTTGAGGCCAACAAAGATCCTTATTTAGACCAACTCATCATAAATGCGGCTAATCGCTGTAAAGATCCATTAGAGCGGATTGTGTGGGCTGAGGCGCGTGGCGAGGACGCAAGAGGGCAAGAGTTGGTTGTAAACGTGATTCTAAACAGGACTTTAGATTCCAGTTTCCCTACCGGAATTTACAATGTAATTTTTGAAACCAACCAATTCACACCTATTTCAAATGGCTCTTATGCGCGGGCTACACCTGTAAAAGCGCAAAAAGATGCAGTTATAAATGTTTTAAACGGACGTGACACCTCTCAGGGTGCCACTTTTTTTTGCACAATTGAAGCCGCAAATACCGAAAACTGGCACCAAAGAACATTGTTGCATCTGTTCGACCATGGAACTCATAGGTTTTTCAAACCCAGGTAAGGAGCATAATATGAAAATTGACTGGAAACGCAAATTGTCAAGCCGCAAGTTTTGGGCAGCAGCCACGGGCTGGTTAACATCCCTGCTTGCAGCGTTTAATGTACCTCAATCAAACATAGATCAAACCATCTTAATTGCATGTGGTGTAGGCTCTTTAATAGCGTATATGTTCGCTGAAGGGATTGCCGATTGTAAGAATAATAACAAAGATTAGTTGAGGAGTTCATACATTGCGTCTAGATTTCTTCCCGCATCAGTGGACGCAATTGATTGAAACTTGCGGTTTCACTGATGAAGAATTGGAAATTATTGCATTACGACGAAGATATGGAACGAGCTGGACGAATCGCAGGTATTCAATGGAACTCAACATAGCAGAAAGGACGTATTACCGACGAGTGTCTAGAATAAGAAATAGAATAAAAAAAATCATGGCAGATAATTGGCAGTAAAATGTCAGTTATCTGTCTTTTTTTTATGCAAAAATGTAAGTAGTCGAAATGGTTTTTCGAGGTGATAGAAAATGATGAACAACTTTAATAATTTCAATTACGACAATATCCCGCCTTTCTTGAAGCAAATGATACAGAATCAGCAACCGCAGCAACAACAACCTGATCAATACCAGCCACCTATGTCAAATCTGAGAAGCACCAACATTAATAATGGTATGAATGCATACGAAATTAGCAGCACCAAAGATATAGAGTACATCGAGCCAGATCGCAGTGGTAGACTGATGTTTTTGTACTGCCAGTCTGAGAAAAAGGTATACATAGGGCGTTTTAATCATGTTAGCCAAAAAACTGACTATGAGGAATTTATCTCACAAGGGGATATAAAATTATTCCAACAAAAAGGAAATGAAGATCTGAGTAAAGTTGTTGACGCGTTAGTCGCAGTAGCAACGCGAATAGATGGTATGCACGGCGATGTCCAGGAGTTAAAAGAAGCCATTGCAAAAAAACCACAAAGACGCAAGCCAGCAACGAAAAAGGTTGAAGAGGCTAGGGAGGATGCAGACGAATGCTAGGAACGTTAAAAACGATATGGAGCTTTATAGCGGGCGTACCTGCCTTTGTCAACGTCTTTAAAAATGCGTCCAATACGGGCAAAATCGATCCACATGAGGCATTGAATGCATTAGTAACATTCAGCCCCGCCTTTAAAAAGACAGCCGACACAGCGTCACAGACAATAAATTCCGGCGGTGGGATAGCTGATGTTATCCGAAATATCAAAAATTCCGGCAACACTATTGAGATAATGGGACAAAAAATTAACCCTAGAACCCTTTCCTTCGAACTGCGAAAAGGTGGAGGGATGGGGGCTGTTATGGCTGATGTACTGGATAGCTTGGACAGAATGAGCGAACAAGAGATCGTCGAGTTCGGCGAACAAGCGCGTGATATTAACAACTGGAGCGGTTCTATGCCGAACTGATGTTGATATAAAAATACGAATTTAAGGAGGTACAAAATGGTTAGAAGCGAAGGCTATGGCGGCGGTGACAATGGCGCATTGGCGGCAGTTTTGGCGGCATTGGCAGCCAATAAGACTGAATCCGGCGAACACAGCGATAACACATTAGCTACAATCATGGCAACACAAGCCATGTCGGGCAAACGTGACGATGGCCAGCATATGGGCTTTATGTTGGCGGTTATCTTGATCGTTTTCTTTGTGGCTATAATTTTCCTTGCCTTGATGCTAAAGCATGACAAGCACCAACGTCATGATGGCGGCGGAATTGCCGAAATTTTAGCGGCAACCATTGCAGCTAAAGGTATTGGTAATGAGGGACACTACCCAAACGTGGACGGATTCGCACATGCCGAAATTATCGCTAAATTAGAGCACAACGAGGATCGTGCAGAAATGCGCAAGACTCAAAATGACATTAGCAGGCTGGGCGAATCCTTTATGCAGCTAGGTTTTGGCTTGTCAGGCCAAATCCACAACAATGAAAAGACTCAGTTGGAATCATTTGCTAAAGTGGAGAACCAGCTTGGGGCATTGACACAAGGCATGAGCACGTTAATCATGGAAAACAACAACGAAAAAATTATCGCTGGTGTTGTCAATCAAATACTAGGTGCTTACACGCCGTGCTCTCGCCCGGCACATTGCTAGGAGGTGCCTAAATGACAAAAATGAAAGATGAACAATACCGCAAGGCTATATCAGACTTGGTCGATATTGTTGACACCTATCATCCCGACTGTGTTGTAAAACTTGTTGAATCGCATACGCCAAAGGGTGTATGTCCTCAGTTGCTGGGGCGTGCCTATGAAGTCCACATGCAGATAAACACAGTATTAGATACAGTCGAACGACTTGACAGGGTAAAAGCACTTATGGCTGACAGCGATCCTGAAATTATAACATTTGGTAGGCAAAAAAGGGCATGAGTGCATTAAAGGCCTATAAATCTAAGGCTAATGATATCATCAAAGATATTTTGACTACGTGTGACTTTAGTGAGAAAGAACTCATCATACTTGCCGCTGCAATGCAGATCGTAAAGTATGAGCCTGATGATATCATTATCGATGAATTAGACGGTGTGGAAATGTACTTGAAAAAGTACCAGGAAACAAATGATCCTGATTACCTCACCTTCGCAAAAGATGAGATGAAACATGCTAAAAAGCCATTTGCAGCACTGCGAGCAAAACAAAGAACTGCAACAAGCGAGGAAGCTGATTTTTTTAACAAAATAGCTAAGAGAATCAGCCAGTTAGAAACAGCATTAGCAACTCATCTATGATGTTTATGATGTTTATGGCGCGTCCGGGGTGCCTCAACATATAGTGGATAGTGTCCGTGTTGCCGGAATGCGGACTTCCTACCACTAAAATAAATCATTATTTTGGAGGTATGTAAAATGAGAAATGCCAACGTGCAACGTGCACTTTCGTGCGGTTTTACCGCTGGTGGGGCAAGGTTCGAGCATAGGCATAATTGTGGCCCGAACGCACTTAGAAGCGGCACAGTTCACGAATATCCTATAGTTTGCCAGCCGCCACGCCACATAACAATCGATAGGGTGGAGCAAATCGCCGGTGTCGATAATGCTTTATTCCTTATCGGTGACGTCGAAGGTTATCGCATGGGTCGAAATTTCATGATTGAAATCCCACGCAACGCCATCAACTTCACTGGCAACAACTTTCCGAGTTACTTGTTGCTCAAAGATGGCAATATGCACACTTTAGGTTTCAGCACAGCAAACATTGAGTCATGTTTGCGCCGTAACGCGCACATGTTTGGCCGTGATGGAATAGTGCGTACAAACCGCGATCTAGACTTGCTTGGACAAGGCGAACTTGCGCCACAGGATTGGAATGTTGAGACTGAAACAAAGCACTGCAGACCTAAGCGCTATGCTGTTGAGACTGTAATCAGCAATGCTAGCTTAAATGATTCTAGCACAACTGTCAGAATCGACATCTACGAATGTGGACAGATAGTCCCAGGAATGACAGAAATATGGTACTTGATCAGGATCGATTGTGAAACAGGTGACACCTGCAAGGGTGGCAACTTAGCACAGTGGGATGACAACAGCCGCCAGTGTGGTGGATTCATCAATATCCCTGGCCGCTCAACAGATAACGGCACTTTCGTTGTTGCCAACTTCCCGTCTGGCCGCTGTGGCTGTGCTGGACATGGGCACGGGCATGGAGCTTTCAACATCGGCCTAGGTGGCCGTTGGTAAGTCATAAAATTGCGCATAACAAAAGGCGCGGCGAATACCGCCGTGCCTTATTTATTTTAGAGGTGACTAATGCTAAACAAAGAAAATTGCATCCAACATATACAATGCACAGTGGATTTACTAGCCGATATGGAGTGCTGGGAAGAAGGTGCATTCCTCGAAGCGATGCATCACGGTTTACATGGGCACAAGCGTGAAAATCGGTATGAAAGTGCCGTTGATGCCAACATCCGCAAATACATCCAATCTGAGGCAATGGACATGTTTGATGTTGCGATATGCCCACATTCGTCAAAGGCCCAATTTCCAGACGCAAAAGATCCACTTGACTTTTTGAAAGAATACCTGAAAGGCTTGTGGGAATTATACGCAAATATCCATGATTGCGCGAATAAATTTGTATCACCGCTGCTAATGCGGCACCTTGCTGCACCACTCTACAAGCGTGCTGAGTGCATTATGGATTCTATCACAAGGACAAAGCGCAAAATAGACAGATATGACATGGTTGCTGAGCATGGAACCGCAATGCATGATTTGTATCGACAAAACACGGCAGATGAATCTTTGCATGATGACTTTGAGAGCAAAGAGGCTGAAGGCGTTAAATACGACTATTAAAGGAGATACTTATGTCCGAAAATATCAATATCAAAAATATAATGGGCGTCCAGCGTCCGCCACATGGACATTGTCCTCAAATGTCACATCTTCGATGCCCATGGTATCAAAAGCAAGTTTTAGTATTGTTAAGTGCATGGGCTAAGGCTCAAGGCTTTGTGAATGTCGAGGATTGGCTTTCTGTTAACCCCTTACCCGACTTCCAGCAGGATACGATCAATGCTTGGGTCGCTGCATATCTAGCTGGAAACCCATTAGATCATCCTAATTTAAACAACAGAGACATGCCTAATCAACATCCTCTTAGTGCAATAACAGGTCTAACAGATATCCTCAATGCGATACAAGATGTTATACCTAGCACGGCGACAATGACAAACCCGCTTGCAACAAACGCTTTTGTCAACAGCAGTATTCAAACGATGTCCGCAAACCCCGTCACGTATGACGCATTAGGCAATCCATTTCCGACATATGCAGACTTAGCCAGCGCAACAAGCTTTTACAATCAAGGTGTAGCATATACCCCAGTAAAAGGTGATTACACCACTGTACTAGCTGATGAGAATTACGGTGGTGCGCAAACTAGGTATGTATTTGATGGTACAAATTGGATTTTTCAGAGCATTGTGAACACTACACCTTTCACTTCTACCCAATTGGCGGCGATCAACAGTGGGATCACGGCAGCTTTAGTCGCGCAAATAGGGAATTCAAAACCATTATCATATTCTTTGACAGAGCAGATTGTCCCAGGGGTTACTTGGATTGATGGCTCACCAATATATCAAATTACTCATACTGGTACAACTGGCGCAACTTTGGACGCCTACAACAACTTAGACTTAACAATACCTAATATGGGCACCATGGTCGAACTCTACGGTGGTCTACAAAATTCAGCTTTGACTCACTTGCCGAACAATTTCTCTGCAGCTGGCAACTTTTCCTTTTGTGTGAACTCAGCTGGGGTTTTACAGGAATGGCACACAGTCGCTGCATACTCTAATCAGGCATATCATGTTACAATTTTATATACAAAAGTTTAAGGCGTGTTGACAATGTGTGCAGAAACAGCAAATAAAAAAATACGTGCCTATGCAGCCGCTTTTATGGAGCAAATAATGGAAACTTACGATGGTTGCGAAGGCGATCAGCAGCGACAGGTAAAGACAGAAATTTTGCGCGTGATTGGCAGATTCAAGGAATTGATTGAGGAAGAAATAGATGCAAAAAAACCGCTATAATATGCGGTTTTTTTGTCGCTACTCAGCCAGAGCCATCGCCAGAGCCATCGCCAGAGCCATAGCCAGAGCCATCGCCATAGCCATAGCCAGAGCCAGAGCCAGAGCCAGAGCCAGAGCCATAGCCAGAGCCAGAGCCATAGCCATAGCCAGAGCCAGAGCCAGAGCCAGAGCCATAGCCAGAGCCAGAGCCATAGCCATAGCCAGAGCCAGAGCCAGAGCCATCGTTTAAGCTTGCCATATTTCCACCTCTTTGATTGATTTCATAGCTTTTGGGGTGCACTCAATGACTTCAATGCCTTGTGTAAGTGTTACTCTATTCACTGGCTCAGGAAACTTACAATCAGCAGGCTTATTGGTGCCTGACATCGCCATTTGTGATAGACTTGCAGCACCAGCCCATTGCCATAACCTTCTGGCTTCCCGCATCACAACTTCTTGCCCGTCTTGACTTTCCACATATCCAGCAAAAACGCCCGCTGAATATGTCCTAACAATGCAATATTTCATGCCATCCAGTGTGGGGGCTGTATTTTGGGATTTGGGCACCCACGCTACTCCATCAATAATCATTTCGTTTTTCATAATTTTGTCCCCTCTTTCAACTAATCGACAGGCTTACCTGCTCTTTACACAGTGTAGCCAACTGCAGTTCTTTTATCAATCCTTGATAGGTGTTTCTCCAGTAAATTATATCCTTTTTTTCTGTTTTATTGTAGAGCTCCTCATCATAATGCAAGCAGTTTTTGATGTCCTCAAGGAAACTCCAAATCACATTATAGTCCGAAGTGCAGCCGTCATGGTTGGTTTTCAGTTCTCGCCAAATCCATTGCACGGTGTCAAATATCAAGTCGTATGCCGCACCTTCAGATGGATTCCTGGGGCAAGCGTAATTTGCCAGATAGAAATCGTTTTCTGGTCTAGCTTTGAAGTACAAATACATCCGTTCTGCCATTTTTACCCCCTTTTTATCCGACGATATTCGCCCCGCATGTCGGGCACGTACTTTCGTCTACTGCAGCGTCAGCATTAGCAGCATTGTTGTTTGTTGCGTCCCCCACGACCGAGATTGCAATCGGGCGTGATTGTGTATTATCCACCCTGCTATAGGTGTTGTTAGGCTGCATAATGAAAAAAATATAATATGTCAATGCCATGATGCATACTACAGCGATAGTTCGTGCAGTTTTATCAGTCATCCCCTTCCCTCCTTACACTTTCCAGTTATAGCCACAGGTTTGGCATATGGCCATTTTTACCATTTTCGTCTTTGTCTTGTTCCTTGCTGAAAAAATCGTTGACAAACCGCCCGTTGCCACTGCCAGAGCTGCCCTTTTTGCTTTTGACTGTGAATGCGTGCCGGTGTTGGATGTATCGGACATCATCTGCACATTCACATCATAGGATTTACATTTTTTACATGTCATTTTGTTACTCTCCCTTCATCCTTTTATCAATCTACAGTCTTTTTTTTCATGTATCTTGCAAAAAGATCATCTTTAGAAATTGGTTTTTTCCTTTTCTTTTCAGGAGATGCTTTTATGGCAGCAAGCTCAATTGTTGGTTTTTTTTCACGTTGCTCCTGTCGTGACGCATCAATTTTATCAATTTGTTCGCCGATTTCCTTTAAGCGCTTTTCTGGATAGCTTAACCCTGAAAAAAAACAAATAGTTTCTTTATCATTAAAACCCGTAAAAGTTATATCGGGCGATCCAATATGAGACTCTATTGCACCGGCATCGATATTACTTGATACTGATGTCAAAATACATTCAACAATCTTGTCGTTCTCTAATGAGGCAAAAATGTTACTGTTTATTGTGTCAATAACTTCTTTTGTGGTCGCTTGGCGCTGGTTTTTGGTGATAACAGCACAGCCGTCATACGACAATGGCTCTTTTAAATCTGCAAAATCTAATGCCCCGTGCTTATTGGCGTGCAAGCTTAACGACAGATACGTGCTAAATAAATCAACGAAAGCAGTGTTCAGCTGCATTTTATCAGTAACCTTACTATTGTCTAGGATAAGTTTTGCAGATGATTCAATGTCCTTCAACTCGCGAATGCACTCGCTAGCATTAAAAAGAACACGCCGGGATTCTGTCAATGTTGGTAAAATTGTTATTGCGCCGATAAGCCTATTGGGGTATTCTGACGTCAAATGATGTAGTAGCATTGGGGATGCACCGCTGCCAGTGCCACCTCCAGCTGAAAAGATCATGTATACAATCTGCTCTTCGATGGTCTTAGCAATCACCTCATTTATATCGTCCCAGGCTTCAACTGCTGCTTGCTTCGCACGATCGCGATCTCGTGCAGACCCTTCAGCATTTTTTATTAAAAACTTATGTTTTGTGCCTTCGGGCAGAGCTTTTAAATCAACGGGGCTCGTACTGATGTACAATACTGTATGCCCAGCCTCTTCGAATAATGCTCCAATATTACTACCTGCCTGCCCAACAGCAATAAAAGCAACTTCTTTTACTAAACTATTCATTTAATAGCTCCTTTTCATAAAACTTTTTTCCCTCGGTGGTCATATAGTATGACTTGGTATTTTGGCTTTTTAACCCCTCATTTATCCAACCCTTAGTTTGCAGGTGCTGCAATCGAACCCTTATGGCACCTAGCGAGACTTCCAAAGGTAAATCTTTGATTGGAATTGACTGCACCATGGAATCGTAATCATTTTCATACAAATATCTCAGTATTACTGCGTCCAAGACTGACAATTGTTTTTTGTCTTTAATCAGTATCACCCCTTTCGATATGATTGTAGCACCCTAGAGGCAGCACGTCAACACTTTTTTGTATTTTTTAATGTTTTTTTTTGCATTCTACTATCTTGAAATGCGTTTCAAGACTTTTCAGTGGACATCCTTACAATGTAACACTTTTGACATCTCTTTTTAACACTTTTGACATTGTATTGCGTGAGCATGTGCGCTATACTATATACAGATAAAAAAACCAAGGGAGGCAACAAAAATGAAAAAATATACATTTAAAGTTGAGAAAGTCGGGCGCAAGTGGTATCAGATAGAGGTTTCAGGCAAGGTATCCACATACAAAGCCCAGCTGGCAATTGATGACGATGCAACCGGCGGCCGCTTGACAGTTGGCCAGACATACACCATGGAATGCCGTTTCGAAGATAAGAGCACCTCTTACGGTAAAAAGTATCAAATGTACGCGATTTCAAAAGAAGCAATTGAAGCCGCAAGGCAAAAGGAAGCAGCTGAGCAAAAAGCCGCAGCAGCAGCGCAAGCCGCAAAGCAAGCGCAATACGAAGAAGAAAAGCGCCAAAGGTTAATCCGCCAATGGATGGGATACATCCACGAATCAGCCGCAAATGACAAGATTTACACAAAAGGCATTTCTGTTATAAAAGAGCTTGGCGCATACGACCAGTACCGCGACGAGATTGAGCAGTTAAAGCAAGACATAGCAGAGCGCAAGGCAACAAAGGCCGCTGAAGCAGCCGCAGAGCGCGCAAAGTACACATGGCTAAAAATATCTGTGTTTTATGGCGCATGTGGGACAAGAGTTCCCGATTGCGACGTAAGCGAAGACAATACAATGGTTTACAATGGCCGTGTTTATGAGGCTATCGACAGCAAGTATGTAAAAGAAGATGACGGCGAATACAGCGGATGCTACTGTGACGAGCACTTTGAATTTAAATGTATCGACATCACTGAGACTGAAAAAGGCAAAAAAATGTTGGCTGACATAGAAGCAGCCAAAGCAGAAAAAGCAAAAATCACAGAAATGAAAAAGGACATCCAAGAAAACGGCGTTGAAGCTATTGGGGATATCCCAGAAGGCGAAATAATCCTGAATACATTCGACAATTACGGCAACGGCGAGATGATTGTGAAAACAGAGACTGAAGTATGGTATATCCGCAATAATGGCGCGGATGGTGATGACTGGAGCCGCAATAAGATAAAAACAGGCGGTGCAGGTGGGTACGGTTGGAAAATATTGATAGCGGATAAAAAGCGGAAGGAAAAAATTAAGAGGATTAATGAGATCATCAAAGAGATGGAATTCATTACTGGGGCATTCTACGGATGTACGCACACCGATATTGATGATATGACGGACGAGCAGCTTATTCGATGGTACGAAAATACGCCATCATGGGATCCTGAGAATGCAGCAGGTGTGACGTATAGCCAAGAAGACGCAAAAAAGATGGTTGAGTTAGAGCAAGAAGTAATAGGGCTTATTGGCGAATGTGTATAGGTATCAAAAAGGTAATTGTAAAGCATAACCGAGCCTGGGCGGTTAATCCCAGGCAGAGAGGGGACAAAAATGAAAATTAAAAAAATGGAATACAATGAGCTGTTGACAGATTTTACTGTAACGACAGCAAAAGGCACAGTTTTGAGGTTTATGTTACCTACTGGCGCAGAAATTAAGCACGTTACTTTAAAGGGACAGTATGCATATGTGGATGTATATAGCGGATGGCTGTTGCCTATGTATGCGCGGACGGTGACGTACAAAGTTCCGCGAGACAAACACATTATGTTTGAAGGTTGGCCAGACGGCGATTGGAGGAATATATGAAAATCGACCTACAAAGATGCATCGAGCACCAAAAGCACCTAGATTTCCACCCTGATTTTTGGAAAAAACCTGAAGAGGAAATCCTCAAAGCGCTTGAAAATCGTGTTATAATATCTAAAGAGTGGACTGAAAAACTTCAATCTTTAGAAAATCTGACAAAAAGCGAAAGTAAAATCGTTGAATCTTGCAAGTATTTTCTAGAGATAGCACTGGACTAGCATAGCGGGCGGCATGACAATGCGTACATGCCGCCAAATCAGAAAGGATGATTCAATGGAAAAAGAAGAGCGCAACGCAATCAGAGCGCGATATGACGTTGCAATGAAAGAAGGAATACCATATGAATTCGCTCCCCAAATTGCAACTTTGCTTAATGCGATCCCTAAGCTATTGGACGCGCTGGAAAACACTGGGCCAGAAATTGTTGGCTTGAAAATTATGGCAGAGCAAGCGATCGCAGAGCGCAACGCAGCTGAAGAGAAGTTGCAGAAATTACAGAAATTACAAGATAAATGTGATGACCTTGATGGGAGATACCAAACCATAAGATTGATGACAGAGGCGATAACTACAAAAGCAGGAATGGAATTTGCAGAAACATTCGCACAAATCATGTTTGATAATCGGCGTTTAAAAGAGGAATGGATCGCCAAACTTCGTTTAAAAGGAGTAAAAGCCGCACATCCAAACGATGGTTGGGTAGACCGTACTGCCAACACAGTAACTTTTTCATACCCAGACTTTGATGATGGTGTCGGTCTTGGTGATGTTATAGCACTAGGATGGCCACAACGGGGGTCATGGCGATTGGTAAAAGTTGTAGAAGTGCTGAAGCGTCCCATATTTTGGCTAGAAATTAGCGGTAAATATCGTGCGTATAGATTTGAGGATATAAGAGAGGAAAAGTAATGACGGAAGGTAAAAAACTGGCTGTCTTTGGCAGCCGAACCATCACCGACGATCGTGTAGAGGACGAAATAAGCGAATTTATGCACGCAAACCCTGAGTACAACACCATTGTCACATCACAAGAGCCAAAAGGTGCTTGCACGGTGGCGCAGGCATACGCAAAACAAATGGGTTATGTCCTTGAATTGCATTTTCTGGACAGGGGGAAATATGCCCGAGGTGCTTGGTGGCATCGAAGCGAGCATATTATAGCATCGGCTGACTTTGTCTTGCTGATTCATGACGGTATCAGCAAGGGTACTAAGAACGAACTTGTTCAGACGATAAAAAACAAAAAGCCCTACAAATATCTTGTGTTGGAAAAAACTAGTGCACTTGAGAACGAAAAGAGTACAGATATACTAAAGAAAAGCAAGGTGGAAACAGAAGCAATAGATGATATGTTTGATTTTGGAATGGATGATTTTTAAATGCCAAAGCAGTACAGCGACTATTATTTGCCGCTACTGGAAAAACATCGACTTGCAGCCAGCTTGACTCGCACGCAATTGTCTGAAAAGGCTCTAGGACGAAAGGATGCGAGAATTATAAACCAGTGGGAGAACCAAAAAAAAAGGGCTTCCATGAAAAGTATCCAACTTTTGACGCAAGCATTGGGTTGTCAGCCAGAAGACTTGACCGGATGCGATACAACAATGCGCGCAAAGCTGGAGGCTGCTGGTAAGAGGATTGTTGAGCGCCGAAAGCTTCTTAAGTACACGCAGGCACATGTAGCTAGGGTTTGCGGACTTTCTTTCGATAGGATGCATCGGACAGAGCAGGGGCAAGGACTGACATTGGAGTTACTAAAAGATCTTTCGGGTGCCCTAGATTGCACTGTCGGCTTTCTAGCAGGGGACATACCGCTTGAATTTTTTGAGCTTGAAGGGAGGCGGATAGAAGCAAAAAAAAAGGCAAGATTGCAAGGCCAGGCCAATATGTGCTTTGAATGTCAGCACGCATACGCAGGAGGATGTCCATGGGTGACAAGGTTTGAGCCAGTCAACGGCTGGACAGTGTCAATAACTCAAAAGTCCACCAATGAGACAACTAAAATTGTATATTGTCCAGAATTTAAAGCGGGCAAAATACCAAAAGTGCTGTAAGGGAGAAAAGTATGAAAACTTTAAATTTCGCATATGCCGCGATGTGGGTGTCGGTATCGGCTGCAAGTATGGCAGCTATATCGATGACGGGCGATGTCCGTGCACTTCTGATTTTTTTAGCGCCGACACTCGTTGAGATATACTCGCTCAGCCCAAACCCCAGGGAAAAAAATTGAAAATTACAGCATCTCAGCTTTTTGCGGCTGAGATGCATAGACATGGAGATCAAGTTTGTTTTTATTGTAGCGCTAGTTGTGACGAGACACACAAAACAAAGACCTATGTAAAGCCCACTTTTACCAACAGGGACATTGTCAAATGCCCAAATTCCACATATGTCTGCCAGGGATGTGTCATGTCGTTGAGTAATGGTTTTGACGATATCACTTTTATAGATGGTACGATTCGGTATTTTACAAAGCCAAGTATAGCCTTGGCACCACGCATGTATTCATGGATATTGACAGCCAACAAAAAAATAGCCTTTACAAAGGCGCATGTGTCCCAAATTCGGGACATATTGACAGATATGGTTATGCTGCCGGAGCCACCATTCGCGATTATTATTTCCGACAGCGGACAAAAGCAGCTGGTTTTTCGTGCTCCAGTGGCGTATGAAAAAGAGAATTTTTCTATTTTGCTGGAGGATGAAGTTGTCAACATAAATGTGGATAACCTAAAGAAACGTGTTGAACTAGCCAACCAGATATCAACGAAAATTGGCAAACCAGCGTTGAAATGCGACCCAGAAATGAGTCATTTTATCGCAGCAAAAAAAGTAGGTGTCCACAGGCAGCTAGAGTATTGGCAACATAAAAAACATGAGCCATTGTCGCGATTAGCGGCTTGGCTGGCAAAATCAAAGGAGAAATGATGCAAATTTCAATGACTGAATGGCGGCAACATGTCGCCAAACTGGAAGCCCCGGGCGCTAAATTCGGGGATACTGACATAGAGAGGATGCATGAGGTAGGCATTCGGCTGATTAAAGCCTTGCGAGCTGTGTATGGAAAAGGCTTGGATCGCTTGTCTCTGTGGGAGAGGATATCAAAAGGTATCCTCAGCGCCGGAACTAAGTCCCAGGGGAAAGGTGGCACTTTCCTGTCGGGGCTGCTGGACTATGTCCAAGCGGATATCAATAAAGCTGTTGCGAATCCGCTACTACTGGAAGCCTATGAGGATATAAAGGCAATGACAGCCGAGGAAAAGCGACTGTTTATCCGTACGTGCATGGCAGATAGGCGTTTTTTGTGTCTGGAAGCACGAGACGACATTGAGGCCGAGCACGAGGACTTGTCTGAGTTGCGTTTGCAACTCGGGAAAGAGTTTGTGGCACGTGGTAAAGATGGGGAAATTGTAGGGTTTGATACCTACGCAGAACTGAAAAGGTGGAGGAAAAACCATGAATGAGATTAAATCTGCTAAAATTCATATGCTCATGACATGTCTCTCACCTCTAACCCATATGTCAGGGACAGCCGGAAATGAGGCTCTCATTAATCGACATACCGTCATGCGTGACGGTCAGCTATATGATGTCCCTGTAATATCCGGAAATTCACTAAGACATATTCTCATTCGTGAGCCTGGCGCGGACTATCTTTACAGTGCTTGCCAATTATATGGCGATTTAAACGTAAATCAAGCGTGGTTTATGTATAATGGTGGCTCGTTGACAGAGTCAACCATTACCGACAATCTAAAAAAAATAGCTGAAATGCAGGAAATCCTGCCATTGTATCGGCTGCTGGGTGGCAGCCTCAGTAACCAAGTTTTGGCTGGGTCTATATATGTAGGCTTCGGGCGATTATTCTGCGAAGAAGAGCGCGAATATTTAGAAAAGTTATTACCACATGATTTGTCCGAGTTGCCAACAAAAATGCGCTCTTGTGAAGACTATATTGGCAAATATCAATACACACGGACTGATATCCAGCGGATGCGACAGCTTGCCACCACCAACGAAGAGTCTGAGAAGGCAGAAAAGGCCAATTTGATGATCTATGGTGGGCAAACAGTTATACCGGGCGCAGTCTTTTATACTAGCTTTACATTCAAAAATATTTCGAGACTGGAATTGGGGGCGTGGACTGCTGCCGTGAGGGACTGGCACGAATGCAGTGGCACAATTGGCGGCATGTCGCGGATTGGACACGGACAAATGGACTTCGTTTTCACCGTACAAGGCAAGGATTTTTCTGGAAAGCATTTGGACACAGAAAATTTTGACGACCTTGAAGACATGTACAGGGAGCATGTCTATAAGAATGAAGACGCTATAAAAAGATGGCTGAGCGAAACCTTCCCAGCAACAGCAAAGAAAGAGCCAAAGTCCAAAACGACAAAAACACGTGCCACCAAAGCAAAGCCGGCACAACTGGACTTTTTTGCAGGAGTTGACGGTGATGAGTAAACATCAAGTTAAAAACTACAAAGTTTCGGCGTGGTTGGCATCCCCTTTGGCAGGGGAGCCACCCATGTTGGATGCTATCCTAGGTGACGAGTTGGCTTGTCGCCTAGGGGAAAAGCATCATAAAAAGATGGGGCGATGGACGCCAAAAGAAGAAATAAAAGAGCTGCCTATACCGCTTACCAACAAATATATTAATAGAAAAAAAGTTATAAATTGCTCAGCGCCTATCCTGCCAGAACCCCACGCCGAATGGGTCGATCATATAGCGAAACGGTTCAATTCGTCAAAAATGGCGCTGCTAATAGCACCAAAGCACAGGAAGTCGGTAATGACAGCTAGTGGGCCGTACAAGTCCAAGTTTGACAAGATACGGGTTCGGCTAGTTGACCGTGTGTGTTGGTTCATACGCGGAGAAAGGGAAGGCATAAACAAACTCTTAAAGTCCATTTATGCCATTGGGGCACATAGGGGCATCGGATATGGCCAAATCTTCGAGTGGACTTTCGAGGAGATGGAAGACGATTATTCTATCTTCTGTCCCTGTAATGGCAAAATTGTCCTAATGCGGCCAATTCCGGTAGAGTGCCGGATCGACAATCTTTGTGGGTATCGACGTTCGTGGGGGGGGGGGATGCCTCCGTATTGGCACCCTGCAATGCAGACGGAAATATTAGAGCCATGTTAAAAAACGTAATATTAATCGAGCCACGGTACAAAGCGAAATATCCACCATTGGGCCTGATGAAAATTTCAACATATTTTAAGCAAAAAGGATTTAATGTTGAGTTTTCTAAAGGTATACCGGAGATAACTTTATTTGATGCCGCCAAAGAATATGACATTGTGTGTGTGTCAACTTTATTTACCTATGACTATGATATAGTCATAAAAACCATCAACGAAGCGAAAGCTTTGTTAAAAAAAGATGGCAGAATGTTTGTCGGTGGAAACATGGCAACCGTAATGCATGACGATGTTTTCAGAGATACAGGGATTAAGCCAGTCTTGGGGATTTTAGACAAACCAAAAATGTTAGGATTTGATGATGGGATAGTCATAGATGATTTGGTCGCTGATTACTCCATCATCCCTGATTGCCCCAAAGATGTGGCATATACAAGCGCCACTAAAGGATGTGAGAAGGATTGTAGTTTTTGTATAGTCAAAAAAATAGAGCCGAAGTATATTGACTACAAGAAAATATTAGTGCCAGATAATATCAAAAGCCTTATCATGCTTGACAATAATGTTTTAGCGTCTAAAAGGTTCGAAGAAATAGCAAGGGATATAAAAAACGTCGGTGCAAAAACTGTCGACTTCAATCAAGGCATTGACTACAAGTTAGCGACTAAAAAAAACATGTCATTGCTGAAAGATATGGGGGTGAAAACGGTACGATTTTCAATTGACGATTGCGAATCCTTTGAAAAGTACGAAAGAGCCGTCAAAATATCAATCGAATGTGGCTTTAAGCTGTTTGTTACTTCAATGCTATATAATTTTAATGACAAACCCAGTGACTTATACCGCAGACTGAAAATAAATTCTGAAATTGGGCAAAAACACAATATTTCGGTAAATTCATTCCCGATGAAATACATACCCTTGACTGCAAAAGACCGAAAACATATCGGAAAACATTGGAATAAAAAATTTATCCGGTCGATACAGGGGATGTTGTGTAGTGCTAGAGGGTTGGTGTCTGGAAAATCCAATTTTTTTAATCATATGTGGGGAAACTCCGAGGAAGAGTTTTTAGAAATCTTATGGATGCCGTTTGATATGATAGTGTACCGACGTAAATATAGTGAAAAATTGAGAAGTGAATTTCCAAGTATTAAAAAGTATCATGATGAAAATGACTTAATTTCAGAATTTTTAGAAAAATATCGTACTTTGGACAATGAAAGGGTTAACAAATTACATGAGATTGTTTCAGTCTTAAAATATGATGATATCGGCGATAGTAAAATTGACGATCTGTTAAGATACTACAGGCTAAACACACCATCCTATGAAATACCTTGGAGCAAGTCATATCGTGGGAGCGTGGATAGATGTTAAAAATATGTATGGTCGAAGCCTGTAAGGATAGCGACAGGGGCAGTATTGGGGCGTTTTATGTCCGACACCACGCGGGACAGGCTGGTTACAAGGTAGATGCTTTAAACAATACAAAAAATGGATATGACATTGAATTAATATCCATTCATCATGCAAGTAATTTTTGGGATTTGGCGAAGATTAAAAAACGTGCTAAATTTCGTATAGTTGGCGGTCATCCAATGCAAAACAATCCACTTCCTGCGATCCCTTTGTCGGACGTGATTTGTATTGGAGAGGCTGAGACATGGATCAAAAAAGCATTGAAAATCATCGACGAAACTGGCAGCATAGACGGATTAAAACAGCTGCCAGGCACTATCGTCTGTAAAGACTGGAAAAAGGGTGACGAAATTCCAACAACAAACATAGAAATACCACTGCCGGAAAATCCACCCTACCTCAATCACGAGCGGACGAATTCAAAAGCCTGGTATGTCGAAATGGCAAGAGGCTGCCCTTTCTCTTGCCATTATTGCGAATTGGGACACAGCACAAAGTACCGCCCCTACCCCAAGGAACACCTAAAGAAAAAAATTGACGAAATTGACATATCCAAGGGCAAGAAAATAAATTTCTATGCCCCAGATGAAGCCTCTCACCCTGACTACAACGAACTGTATGATTATCTGTACACTAAAGGATTTGCAGCAGCTTTTTCCTCTATGCGCGTAGATACTGTCATTAAAAATTTACCTAAAGTGCAGACATCACACTTGATCCGTATAGGTGTAGACGGATTGACGGAAGAAACTCGATTTAAAGTCAATAAAAAAATCACAGATGATCAAATTGTGCAATACTTCAAGGCACTTGTTGACCGCGGGCATGTAAATTTCAAGATCTTTATGATTGTTGGATACCCATGGGAAAAAAAGACGGATTACTTAGACTTTTTTGAGTTGATCCGCCGGATACGAAATATTCCACTTAAAAAAAACATTATGCTGAGGATAAAGTGGACGCCTTTTATCCCGCAGCCGTGCACGCCACTAGGAATAGTTAATCCCACATACACCTGGGACGATTATGTTAAAATCCTACAGTGGCACGAAAATAACGACAAGCCGCGCAGAGAGCCGGGAATATGGATAACCAACGATGGATTGATGACCCCGCGCTCTCACAAAAAACAGGTTGAGGTGACCAGGGCAGATGAAACATATTTTAAAAATTATTCTATATTATAAGGAAGCCGATCTTTTTTTAGATCGGCCTTTATTTTTTGTAACACGCTTGACATCTCTTTTTAACGCTTTTGACATTGTATTGCGTGGACATATGCGCTATACTATATATAGATAAAAGCAAGGGGGATAAAAAAATGAAAAAAATTACACAGACACCTAAGAGCTACAACAAAAGCATGATAATGACACGGGCACACAAAATAAGGAAAGCGACAGGGGTTGACATGTCGGCAGCGCTGATACAGGCCTGGGCGGAAATTAAAGAAATCCGCCAGATGAAAAAAGACTATTGGAAAAGAGCCAACGAGATAAAAGCAGAGCAATATTGCGGCTTTACAACAGCAAAAAAGCTGGCTGAAGTTGAAATTAAGGAAGCCTGCAAGCGCTATATAGCTTAAAAAAATCAGCCGAGCCGTGACGGCATAAGTTCACGGCAGGGAGGCAAAAAATGACATTTGCAATTGCAACAACTTCCATAGGTGAAATTAGAAAAAATAAAGACAATGAGCACTGGGGGATTTACTTTCCCCCAGTTGAGATAAAAAGGAGGCCAACATGAAATATTTTGAGATAGCACACGGCTTGATAGATGATTTTTGTATCTTCTGTTATGCGGACAAAAAAGATGCGGCTCATGACACGCTTGAAGAAATGAAAATTTTCATAGAGCTTGTAAGGCGAAAAAAGAAAGAATTGCAGATGGATTTGGGCGTGCTTGCATCACTTCACAGCAATGACACGAGTTGGGAATTTTTTGAAATGCTAAAAGATGGTGATTATGTGGCAAAACTGGAAGACATGAAAGATGCATTGGATCGCATTGAAATATTTAAAGAAAATTTATCCAAGGAGGATTTTTGAATGGACTATTCAGAGAAACACAGAATGGATCGCACGTTGAAAATTATTGGTGCGGTCAGGAAGGAGCTTAAGCTCCAGAATGCGTGGGCATCCTCGGAAGCATTGAGGTGTCTAGCCGCGAACGGAATATTGGATGTAAATTTGCTCTATAATATCAAAGTTCTACGTACGCCGGAGGAGGCCTGCGAGGCCTTAACCCTGGAACGTGAAAAAGGCGAACACAGCGGTTGCGAGGAGAGCGCCAAACTTGTTTACGGTAGTGTTGAATTCGGAAAAAACAGTTGGTCTGCTGGGGCACCAGCGTATTGCGCTTATAGCGACGAAGTACTTCCCATATTTAACATAAATAAGGAATTTATCATTCTGAAGTCGCGAGTCGATTTAACGCATTGGCAATATGGGACCGACGAAGACAGAGAGGATTTTATTATCCTGTATATTCCTGCTTGTAATATTGATCAGCAGGAATATACAGTCGAGTTTGAAAAGCGTATAGAAGAGCTGTGCAATATAAATTTATCCAAGGAGGATTTTAAAGTGAAAAAAAATGTTGAGCGTGCAAGGATTTATACTGATGGGGTATTTATCGAGTACACCTATAATGGTGACACGATTGAGGTTTCCGATCCCTGGGGTGGTAATAGGATGACTATGTCTATCATGCGTGGCTGTGGTTATGATGCTGAGATGGGGGACTACGTCCCCCCAATTGCTGTAATTGAAGGCATTACACAGGACGAATGGGACGCTTTTGAAAGCAATATTTTGCACGATAGCCAACAGCAAAGACTGTCGGACGATGAATGGGCACTACTGTTGGAAAGCACAGAAGATCCTTTGCATCTGCTTGCAGTCAGCCGCAACGGCGAGACACTCTACATCGAAGAAAACGACATAAAGGATGTAGAAGACGGATGCAAAGTTATAGACGGTATTGGTTGCGAGTGGGAAGTTGATGCTAAAAAATTATACCGACTGGCAACAAATGGCAACAGCACGATGATGCATTTCGTCATGAATGGATATTATTCTTATGATTTGAGACGTATGGAGCCATATAGAAAATAACGCACTGTAATATTTTTGACATTTCTTTTTAACGCTTTTGACATTGTATTGCGTATAGATAGGTGCTATACTATATGTGTAAGGCAAGCAAAACGCTGGAGCGTGCCAAGGCTAACGCCGGGGAAGCATCGCCACGACAGCCAAAAAAGGGGAGGTGCAAAGAATGGGGCAAAAAATCAAGATAACGATTGAGCTGCCAACAGACGCAAAAATCAGCCTAAAGGACTTGATAGAAAATTCGGGCTATGATGGCGGTGAGGTTGAAGAGATTGAAGTCGACTGGGATAAGGAGACAAAGAAATGGCAAAAATAAAGCAGGGCGAAATTCTCCTGGTCGAGTTTGACGGCAAAGGGCATGAGCAAAAAGAATATAGGCCAGCGATAGTGATTAGCAACAAGACTTACCATAAAATCAAAAATCTGGTTATAGTATGCCCAATAACACGAGCAAATAGGGATTTCCCGCTATATGTGCCGCTAGACGAAACATCAAAGATTGAAGGGGTTATAATGTGTGACCACATAAAATCCATTGATTTAAAAGCAAGGCGACATAAGCGGCTAGGAGACAAAGCATCAAAAGAAGTACTGAAAAAAGTTATCGAAATTGTTACTTCTCAAATTGACATATTGGATAACTAAAAAAATTAGCCGAGCCGGGCGGCCAAACCCGGCGAAAGGAGATAAAAATGAAAAAATTAGTTAGCACAAGGTTATACGTGGAGAATCAAGGGCTACGCAATCGCGTCGGTGAGAGCTTAGAGCAGGCATATGTCCAGCTAAAAACCGATGACGAGGTAGTAAAGACCTACACCATAGAGGAATTCGTGGCCATCGAATACAACGATCCTTTGTGGGATGCACTTGAAAAGGCAGGATATGACTACGATGAGCTTTCAGAAGAAATTCTGCACGATCCCTTTATAGACGGATACATTTCTGTACAGTAGCATAAGGAACTGAAACAGGAGCCGGGGCTTTTTGCCCCGGTTTTCATCAAAGAAAGGAAAGGTGATAAAATGATCGTAGATGGCAAAAGGTATTTGCCAAAAAAGAGTCTGAAAGTTGCTGAGCTGGATGGCACTTCACTGTATCAGACAAAATTCAAAACATGGTTTTTGTGCAAAGACATTGGCACAATCACGCCCTTGTCACTGCTGGAAGCAGTGGATTGGGTTAAGGAAAATTTTACAGATGAAGAATTCACAACTATTTTTGGTAAGGAGTTTATAGACACCGGACGTCGGCACAGTTGTACTTTTGTGCTGACAGAGGAATTACTTGAGTCGTTGAACCAAAAAGCAGAAGAGTCAGGCATCGAAAATAACAGAAGCTTTTTAGTCCGTAAAGCAATCCTGGAGAATCAGCCTACACTTAATGACCTTAAAGCATTTGACGATGTTGGTACAAAAAAAAATATTAGAGTCGTATTGAGTGAGGAAATTATAAACATACTGGATGAAGCGTCAATGAAAACTGGTTCAAGCAAGAGCAGGCTCATACGAAAAGTTTTAAGTCAGGCGGGGTATTAAAAAGGGGGGGAATGTATAATGAGGTTGATAAAGGACAGTCAAATAAAGGCATTGCGAAAAATCATGAGATGTATGGATTATTACATTGATAATGAGGAAAGCATATCCACCAAAACCATTATCAAATGGTATGATGTCTTAGACGCTTTAACAGCTAATTTAGAGCCATTAATTAAAACAACAACGCATGAAGATATTAATAGGTAAAAAAAACAAAAGAAAGGGGAATTGTATGGCAAATCTTTATGCATTGACATCTGTTTTACGTAATGCTTACGATAGGTTGCTCGACGGAACAGATGAAGATATGTTTTTTGATATCATTGACATTTCAGAGGAAAATTATACAAGCAAATTGGAAGATTATGCAAAGCTAATTAAATCTCTAAATGCTGATATCGACACAATTAAAGCAGAAGAAAATCGACTTGAAGATAGGCGAAGGGCCATCGAAAAGAATGTTGAACGGTTAAAATTCAACATTGAGCAATCCATGCGGGCCTTGGGTAAAAGCAAGGTGAAAACGCCGTTATTTTCACTAAACATCCAATCTAATCCGCTTAAGGTTTTAGTAGTGACTGAAGGCGATATACCCAAAAAATATTGGCATGAGAAACCGCCAACACTGGCAAAAGCGGAAATATTGCGAGATTTAAAGTTTGGTGAAGATATTCCCGGCGTAACGCTGCATCAGACTGAAAGCTTGCGGATACGGTAAAACTATAAAGAGAAAAAAGGAGAGAAAAAAGGAGATAAAAATGGCTATAGGTGTATTAATTATTGGGAAGTCGGGCAGCGGAAAGTCCGCTGCTTTACGGAATTGCACTAATGATGATGTTGGCGTTATCAGTGTGCTTGGAAAGCCATTTCCGTTTAAAAGTGATTTAAAAGCCTATGTTACAGATGACTATGACAAGGTAACAAGAGCACTAATAAATTCAAAAAGAAAATCCATTGTCATAGACGATTCAGGCTATTTGATCACAAATATGTTTATGAAAGGGCACTCACAAGCCGGGAAAGGAAATGAGGTTTTTTCTTTTTACAATTCGGTTGGTGACAAGTTTTGGAATCTAATCCATGGCTTGACCCACGGATGGCAAAGAGATAAAGAAAGAATATATTTGTCAGATAATAAAATCGTGTATTTTTTAATGCACGAAGAAAAAAACGACTTTGGCGACGTAAAGCCAAAGACGATAGGCAAACTCTTAGACGAAAAAGTTAACATAGAGGGTTTATTTTCCATTGTTTTTCGAGCGAGCGTTGAAAACCAGACTCATGTTTTTCATACAAAAACACAAGGTTTCGACGTAGCTAAAACCCCAATGGGCATGTTCGAAGAAGTGACTATTGACAACGACATTGCAATGATTGATAAGACAATACGAGAATATTACAATTTAGGAGTGATTCAAGATGAAAAAGCCTGAAGGTTATGACGATGTGCAAGCGTTTACTGGTGATTTTCAAGTGTTGCCAGCAGGTGGCTATGTTTGCCGGATTATATCAGCAAAAGAAGTAACATCTCAAAACGGCAATGATATGTTGGAGATAGAATTTGATGTCGACAAAGGTGAATTTAAAGATATTTATACGCAAGCCTTTGAAGGAAGTGAAAAACGCAAGTGGCCGCATGTTGGCAAGTTTGTCCAATTGATTTATGGCACAGATGGGAGAGCTAATCAGTATTTTAAAGGAATGATGGTAAATATTGAAAAAAGCAACCCTGAATTTGTTTGGGATTGGGATGAAAGAACTTTAAAAGGTAAACTTTTTGGCGGAGTTTTCGGTCGAGAGGAATACTTTAATCAATATCGCGGAGAGTATACGTTTAATACAAAATTGAAATTTGTTCGTGCTGTAGATGTGATTGAGAGAGGCCGTTTTGTGGTTCCAGAAGATAAGTTGGATCCTGCAAATTCAAAAAACACACAAAGCAGTTTGCCGATAGTGAATTTAGAAATAAGCGAAGACGATGACTTGCCATTTTAAGTGGTTGAGCAAGCTGACGAGGTGGTTTAAGTGAGCGTACTTGAAGTCATTCGCGACAACAAGGTTTACATGCATGGCGAATATCATCCGGGTATCTACAGCCCGGGTGAGTTCACCATCATGATGGCCGCCGGGTATACGTTCAGACTTGGCGGGAAGCCGTGGAAGCCTACAGGTGAACTACCCTCGCCCCCTAAAGGGTCGGGGCTTCTAGTTACTGGAAGCCAGTTCACCAGACTAAGCTACAGAAATGATAGCTACGATGTTATAGGTTATGACACCTACGGTTGACGCACCAGACCGTTGCTCTGTCGTGTATGTTTAAGAAGGGCTGAGGGGTAAGGCCCGGTGATATACACATGAAAGCCATTACATCATTGTCGAGGTGATGCCGGAAAAACATTGTGGTAACAGCAATGTAGAGTACGCATAACCGCCATAAGGCGGAAATTATCCGAAAGGATTACATTTATGGTATATGTGATTAGCAAAAATGGAAAACCACTAATGCCTACGACACCGCGCAAGGCGAAAATGTTGTTAAAAACAGGGAAAGCAAAATGTATCCGCAGAACACCATTTACCATCAAATTGCTTTATGAAACAAAAGAATACACTCAGCCGTTAACTCATGGTGTTGATACAGGTTCATCCAGAATTGGCAGCGCTGTAACAACCAACAATGGCAACGTTATATACATATCGGAAATAGAGATACGAAATGATATACCCGACAAAATGAAGCAACGGGCCAAATACCGCCGTAATAGGCGAAACCGAAAAACACGGTATCGAAAAGCTCGTTGGCTGAATCGAAGGAACAGCATTAAACAAGGTCGGTTTTCGCCAACCATGACAAGCAAAATTAACTCTCACCTTAAAGAGGTGTGTTTTGTACAGTCGGTACTTCCGATAACAAAAATCATTTTGGAGACTGCATCCTTTGACCCACATGCCTTAAACAATCCAGAGGTATTGAAAAACAAATGGCTATACCAGAAGGGCATTAACTACGGATTTGCGAACACCAAGGCATTTGTTTTGTGCCGGGACGGCTACACATGTCAATATTGCAAAGGCAAAAGCAAAGATAAGCGGCTTGAGGTTCATCACATAATATATAGCAGCAAAAAAGGTTCTGATGAAGCTGACAACCTGACAACGCTCTGTAAGACTTGTCATGACAAAGTGCATGACGGGGTTATAACTCTAAAAGGCGGTGTGAAAAAAGGTACTTTAAATCATGCCACACAAATGAACAGCATCAGGCTCCAGCTGCTCAAACGTTTGAATTGCGAAGAAACATTTGGGTTTGTAACTAAAGAACACAGGCAACATTTGGGTTTACCGAAATCCCATTACATAGATGCAGTGGCTATAGCAAGCCAAGGCAACGATGTAGAATTCAAAACGGGGGAGGTTCTGTTCAAAAAATGCCTTGCTGACGGAGATTATCAACAAACCAAAGGAATTCGAAGCGAGCAGCGAATCCAAACACGGAAAATCCGAGGTTTCAAAAAATTCGATAAGGTCATGTATTTAGAACATGATTATTTCATCAAAGGTAGGATGTCAACCGGCTATGCAATATTGATGGACATCTATGGCAAAAAACAAGAATTAAAGCCGATTCCCAAGTTTGACAAGATGAAGCGCACTAGCGCAAGGAAATCATGGATTATACAAGCAGAAACCATTCGAAATATTGTTTGATGGCTCATTTGATATTTGTATGCAAATACAGAAAAAAATTGCTTTCTGTATTCGGAAACACAATTAAACTCTTATGTACAATATTGCAGAAGAACACGATTTTGACATAATGGAGATTGAAGTTGACAAAGACCATATTCATTTGCTTATTGAATACAATCCAACACAAAGCATATTGCAGATTGTCCGGCATTTGAAGCAAATATCGACTTACAGGATATGGCGAATGGACAATAATGCTAAATTGCTGAAAATGCATTTTTGGAAAGAACGAACTTTTGGAGTGATGGTTATTTTGCCTGTAGTAATGGGCAAGTCAGTAAGGACATTATCGAGAAATATATCCAGTCACAAGGGTAGATGATTGCTCAAACTAGCTCCTAAAACCTAGCACCTTTCGGCGCAAGCAGAAACCAGCGCATTCTCGCAAATATCAAGACCTTGTCGATTCAGCCACTACCCTAAAGGGTAGCGGTTTTCTCGACAATTCTGTATAAAAAATAAGCTTTTCGATTTGTGCAGGATGTGTATCAACCAAATGATATCCATGACAATGGAAGAAGACACAGAAACAAAAGTGGCTCTAGAGGTAATGACATCTAGAAATATTACTGTCATTTTTCTTAAAGCTTTAGAAAAAGAAATTCACAATGCTATTGAGATTATAGAGGAAGCGAACAGTGATGACACTAAAAAAACCTATATCGCGAGGATCGATAATGGACATTAGAGATAATTGGGTGGGCATTAGGCCAACAACGCTTTGGAATTGCGTGGATTGCCTTGATTTTTCATCTCTTGAAGACTGCCCTTTAGATCTATCTGCTGTTAGGCATCGTGATTTAGCAAAGCAAATGGCTTTTAGCTTGATGATTTCTTGTCGTGGCGCGGCAACAATTGTTGCCGCAATCGATTGCGGGAAGGCTTCCGTTATATTAAATGCTTTAGAAGAAGGAGCTAAAAAAAACTGTGAGTGACAAGCTCTTATGACCGACATTTGTAAGGCTGAAGCAGATTAACGCTAAAAGGAACGCAAGGGGATCCTCCTGTGTTCCTTTAGTGTATTGCCCGCAAGACCCACTTTTTATTTGCCTTTCGGCAGCGCTGCCGTTTGCGCTTGCGAATTGTCCGATAATGATTGCGGCCTTTTGACTTGTCTGCGATCATCTCCTTGAGTTGCCGTTTTAACGACAGCCAATCACGCCGGGACATTGGGAAGTATTCCCCAACCATGCAGTCATAATATTTATTCCAGTACCCGACATAGTCAATCCCAGCCCGGATCGTCCTGCTTTCAGGGTAGTGTAACAGCCGAATTTCCACACAATTTAGTGTGTACCCTAACCACATGTCGTCTTCTGTATTTAACACAGCGTTATTTTCATTCAAAAATTCTAAAAATTGTTGGAACTGTGGGCAGTCAAACCTTGAGATGCTCATGGGGCGTCGTTATTAGACGCTCGCGGCTGGTAATTGCCGCTCCAAACATCATAAAGCTGATTCTGATTTTCAAGCTCAATTTCACGAAAAATTTTACAGGAAAGCAACTTCAGGTTATCATATAAGGCCAACAATTCATCAAGATATGGCGAAAAACGTGGCTGTTCTTCAATTACTTTCCCCAGTGCTTTTCTCACTGGCTCCAGGTTGTCAAGCGTGACTTGACGATATGTTAAGCCTTGCTCGTTAATTGGGCTTAAAAGATACGAAGGCATTATTCTTTTCATTTCCATTAATTTCACCCACTATATTTTTTTATAGGCTTTTCTTTTAATTGTCGTTTCACATACCTATCTACTTGTTCTCCAGACGGATATTGAAAGTTTGTGAACAGCTCACGAGAGTCAGCCCCAAACCTCAACTCAAAATCTATCAATATTGCGATACTTGCATCGTTTTTTTTGATAGAAAAAACATAGTACGAACCATCACCGAATCCACTACCGGAGACTATCCCTTTATCCTCGTACAATCCGCAATCAGTGTCGTCTAGTGTATTCCAAAATTTAACTTTAAAACTTTCATTATCCTCACCAAGTGACGGGAATATAGTGTCGTCAAAAATACCAGCATGGGCTGAATCGACCCCAATTGCGTCTACGTACTCCCATTTTTTGCTTGCGTAAAGCTCATTTTCGTCTTTAAATTCATTGACGTTATAGCAGAGCAGCCCAACAACCACTTTACCCCAAGTAGCATTAGCATGTACCCTGAATCCATGCGTTTGATAAGTACCTGGCTGCACAGATAAGCCTTCAATCATGCACCAAACATCCCTAGTGTAACAAGGATCTGATATCACCACTTTGTCAGACAGGCTTATTTTTCCAATGTTGATAAATTCTAAATTCATAATTTCCCCCTTTTTTTATTTTCCCAATATTTATATGCCGACACCACAATATCAAAACTAGGGCAACTCATAAAGCCAATCAATATTAAAAATTTGTGAAATTTGCTATTCTTGTTGGTTTTTCTCCAGTAATTCCAGTGTTTAACTAGCTTTTTCACAAACCCCTCACCCCCCTTTTTTTTTCTGACTTCCATTATATCACAACCCAGTCGTGACGAGCGAGAGTAACACATAGTAAAAAATCCCCAAATCTCGAGATGTTGTGATATAATTTTTTTGGTCAAAAAAAGAAATATCGCACACAAAAGAGAAAGGGGATGAACAAATGGTAGCAACACCATTGTTTTTAGAAGGTGAAAAAACCAAAGATATTAAAATAACCAGAGCAAATCATGAAATCGAGAAGCAGAATGCTGAAAAGCCAAGCATACAAACAAAACCAAAAAGCGACCAAAATCCTGTCGAATCAAAGAAGCCATCAGTCAACAGAGCCGAAAGGCGACAAGTTCTGCACTCAAGCAAATTCTTGCGCGAACTGCTGGCGATAATATATAGCTACTTTCCAGGCTTAATAAATCAGCTTAAACAAGTGGAAGATCCCCGGTATAAGAGTTATACCAAATATGACATCAGTGTGCTGTTATTAGAACGGATATTTGCCGCCATATTCGGAGTAAGCAGTATGCGGGAGCTAACCTCTGAGTTTAGTGATGAAAATATGATAAAAAACATAGCAACGATCCTAAATCAAAATTTAGAAGAGCTACCCAGCCACGATACAATCAATAACTGCTTCAAAAAACTATCCACCACAGAGTTGGAGAGAATCATACATGATATGATTGTAAGCTTGACACGAAGGAACACATTTAACAAAAGCCGGCTAAGAGGCAAGTATTGGCAAGTATTAGTTGATGGCACTGCGCTCAGTAGTTTCAATAACAGACATTGCGACAATTGCCTTTACAGGAGGCATAAAAATAAAAAAGGCGAGGTAACCAGGGTGGAATTCTATCACTATGTCTTAGAAGCTAAACTTGTCCTGCACGAGAACCTTGTGTTCAGTATCTGTACCGAATTCGTTGAAAATGAGGGCAAAATCCCCAGTGAAGAGGAACTTTACAGCCCCGATTATGATGAACCTGGATATGAGCGTGCAAAACAAGATTGTGAGATCAAGGCGTTCTATCGGCTAGCTGATAAACTGAAGCAAGCATTCCCGCGCCTCCCTATATGTATAACTGCTGATAGCCTTTATGCCAATCAACAGGTTTTTGAAAAATGCCAAGTCAATAACTGGCGTTTTATCTTGCGTTTCAAAGAGGGTTCAATACCATCATTATACAATAAATTCTGTCAGGCATCAACAAAGGTTGGCCATTCGTTTAGGATTTTTATAAAAAAAGATAGCTACACCATATCTGCAAATGAGGATGTAACACCAATCGACGAGATTTATGACGGTTTCATTAAGTTTGAATATACATATGCCAACGATCTTCATTATGAAGGATATTCCATCAATATGGTTGAATGCAAAGACAGCAGAGTTAAGTATCCGTTTTTATTTCTCACTGATCTGCCTATTGACCAAAAGAACTGTGAAAGCACAGTCGAAGATGGACGGAGACGGTGGCGCATAGAAAACGAAGCATTTAAAGTTCAGAAGCAACACGGCTACTACCTCAAGCATGTCTTTTGTGAAGACTATAACGCTATGAAAGTACACTATTTAGCAATTCAGATAGCTCACGCTATATCCCAATTACTTGAGCATGGCTCTGATGTCATTAAAAATCTCAATATTACACTGAAAGAGTTTCACAAATCACTACTTAAATGCTTCGGTGTCGTTACTTTAACTCTTGAGGATCTCGTTGCCGCTCAAAAGCAGAGAAAATTTAGGCTTTCTTGTTGACACTCTCTTTAGCCAATGCAAATACCAACACGCGGAGGTGGGGCTGGGTACTATAAAATGTCGAAATTTAGAAATTGTTTTATTTCGTTACAGGATAAATGCTTTTGCTTCATCATCGAACATATGTTGCGCAAACTTAATGGTGCTTTTCAATGTTGCAAAGTAGGCATGATCTACATTCTCTCGTCAACACTGATCACAACCATGTTTTTTTTGGCTTTAAGCTCAGGCAATTTTTTGCATTAAGCTACTTTTTTGTCTTGTTTTGTAAGGCTTGTAAAACTTTGTGGTTATTTGTTGACAAGAAACAATTGACATATTTTGTGTGTTAGTATATACTGCTAGTATAATCTTTGAAGGGAGATAATGAGATAAAATTATGGAGCTTTTAAAAATGAGAGAAGAATTAGGTTTCACACAAATAGAAATGGCTAAATTTATAGGCATACCACCAATGACATATCGAATGTATGAATATAATGCCATGACACCAAGGGCAAAAAATGCAAAAAAGATTAAAGATGCAACAAAGAAGTATGAGCAGATGCAAAGCCCCGAAATTAGATTAAGCAAAGAAATGGGGTAAAAATGACAAGAATATTTTGTCATGATGCCAATCGTGAGATAAGCACTCTGATTGAAAAAAGATTATCAAAGTAAAGGACGTGAGACATACAAGTGAAATACTTCATGGTTGCCTTATATCTTTTAATGAAAATCATGACGAGTGGACAGATTAAGGGCCAAAGGTGAAGTAAATGGCAAGTCCACAAAAAGAAAATGGATTTACACCTATTGCAAATGAAATTTTAGAGCAAGTAGTAAAATTGCCATTGAATGGTTCTCAATTTAGCATATTAATAACGATATGGCGTTATACTTACGGATACAATCGTTCTAAATGTGAAATATCTCAAACTTTTATCGCCAAAGCAACTGGCATCTCTAGATCCCATATTTCTAGAGAAATCAATCCGTTGTTTGAGATGGAAATATTGAAATATATTCGTAAACCCACACATGGTAAATCTGGAGTGATTGCATTCAACAAAGATTATGATAAATGGATTATCAACAGAAGAGGTAGTACCGAATCTGGTACCTCAGGTAGTACCGAATCTGGTACCTCAGGTAGTACCGAATCTGGTACCTCAGGTAGTACCGAATCTGGTACCTCAGGTAGTACCGAATCTGGTACCTCAGGTAGTACCGAATCTGGTACCCAAAAAAGAAAGAAAGAAAGATCTAAAGAAAGTATATGTGGGCAAGGTGCGCCCACACACACAGTAAAACCTTTTGTTCCTCCTTCCATTCAAGAAATTGAGGAGTATTGTACCCAGCGTCAAAATAATATCGACGCGCAAAAATTTCTTGACTTTTATGAATCCAAGGGTTGGATGATAGGTAAGAACAAAATGAAAAACTGGAAAGCGTCTGTGCGCACATGGGAAAGTAACAGTAAAAATGAAAAACCGACACAGAAGCGAGAACCAAAGAAGCCAGAGCAGACAGAAGAGGAAAAAGAAAGAATCAAGAGATTAAGGAATCAATAGATAGGCGGGGAACCAAGTGGGATATATTTTTAATCCGCAAGATGTAAAGGATTTTTCAAGAACAGTACCAGGAGAAACATTTGAATATAAGGGGGAGTTGTTTTTCAACAAATGCCCGTATTGCCATGGTGGTACTAATGGCAAAGACACTAAAACGTTCAGTGTAAACTTAACCAATGGTGCATTTAAGTGTTTTCGAACGAAATGCAAGAAACAAGGGCATTTTGTTGAGCTAGCAAGGGACTTTAATTATCGCTTGGAATTTAAAGACAATGGCACCAAGCAATATAAAAAACTTGCGCAGCCTAAAAAAATTGAATCCAGGGATGACGCTGTTAAGTACCTTGAAAGCCGCGGAATTAGCAGAGATGTAACAGAAAAATATCAAATCACTACCCGCAAGGATAATCCGAATATTTTGGTGATTCCATTTTTTGACGAAAACAACGTTTTAGTCTTCGTTAAATACAGGAACCTTAAAAATAAAGGTGCAGGAAAAGAATTCTGTGAAAAAGATGCAAAACCGATCCTTTTTGGAATGAATCATTGTGATGGCTTTGACAGGCTAATAATTACAGAAGGCCAGTTTGATGCATTAGCGCTTACTGAGTCAGGTTTATCAAATGCTGTAAGTGTGCCTTTGGGTTCTATGGCTTTTACGTGGATAGAGCATGTGTGGGAATGGATAATTCGCTTTAAGGAAATTATTATTTTTGGAGACTGTGAGAAAGACAAAGTGACTTTGATTGACGCACTTCAAAGAAGATTGCCACAGCCTGTCAAGTGTGTTAGTGCGGGCGATTACCTTGGCGAAAAAGATGCTAATGATATTTTAAAAAAATATGGAAAAAACGCAATCCATACGGCTGTTAACAATGCTATCGTCCCCAAATTGCCTAATGTCAAGCGACTCAAAGATGTGACGCGGGTAGATATTTATAATTTGCCACGTGTTTATACTGGTATTCCAGAGCTGGACAAAGTTATTGGTGGATTGTTTTTTAGCCAATTGATTCTTTTGACGGGAAAGCGTGGGCACGGAAAGTCAACTTGGATGAGCCAGCTTGCGCTTGAGGCTTTAGATCAGCGCTATAAGGTTTTCGTTTACAGTGGTGAATTGGCTGATTATCATTTCAAAAACTGGGCAGATTTGCAAGCAGCAGGAGTTGAAAACCTTAAGGAAAACTTAAATCAATGGAATGAAAAATCATACGCAGTAAAACCAGTTGTCGGTGAAATGATAGATAATTGGTACGGTGACGATTTTTATTTGTACGACAATGAATATATCGACGAAAATGCTGAGTTGGAGGAACTGCTTGAAACCCTTGAAAATGCTATCAAGCGGTATGGTATCAATTTTATTTGCATCGATAATTTAATGACAGCGTTGGACATCGGTATGCGTGACGACTTAAATCGTGCACAAAGTAATTTTGTGAAAAAATTGAAATTGTTGACGCGAAAACATAATGTTTCTATAGTCCTCGTTGCCCATCCGCGCAAATCAATTTCAACAAATGGTAACTCAAATGATTTTAATGATGATGTAAGCGGCAGCAGCGATATAGTCAACTTGGTTGATACTGTTTTGATATACGAAAAGAATGAAAACCCTGAAATAGATTGCGACAGCAGATTGATGGTAACAAAAAATCGTCTAACTGGAAAATTGGCGTTTAAAGATGACGCTATACCTTTGTTTTACAGCGACGCGTCAAAAAGAATATCGTCCTTGCAAAGCAAAGCAAAACGATATGGGTGGGAAAAAATGAATAAAAATGTTGCTTTGGATGATGATATTGATTTGCCATTTTATTGATCTGATTTAAAAAACGGAGGTCTTGCAAGATGAACCAGTGGAACCAGCCCGATGTGCCACACAAGGGTTGGTCTTGTGTGGCTGTACACGACAATGAAACGGCTGAGCATAAATGTGAAATGTGTGGACAGGAAGATATTCGATACGAGCATGAAATGGAGCACATTGAATATCCTCAGCGATTAATTGTTGGCTGTGTCTGTGCTGAAAAAATGGAAAACGATTATGTTAATCCCAGACAGAGAGAAACAAAACTTAAAAACGAAATAAAGCGAAAGCAAAATTTCATGAAACAGACTTGGCGAAAAACCCCAAAAGCACGAATTTTGAGATATAAAGGCAAAGAAATAGCTATCGTTAGCAATAAGTTTTATAAAAAAAATTACGGGATTATTTGTGGCAATAAAATTTATTGGACATACAACGATAAGCCTATTCTGGCTAAAACAGTACGCGATATTGCATTCGAAATATTTGAAAAGGAGTATTATCTTGAAAAAACAAAAACTAACAGATAAATGTAATTTTGTCAGATGCCCAATATGTGGTTCAACAAACTGCATGCTTAACCGTATAACATCTGACTCGGAAGCGATCAACATAATAGATTTCTTATGTGGTGATAGCGGTCACGAATTTCGTTGGGTTTTCACTGAAATATTTGATGGTGTCCATGTGAAAAACACATTGAACGTAAAAAGCGGTTGGATTAAGGATGTTATGTTTGTAGCGGAAGGCGGGGTAAACCATGCGTGACGCATTTAGCGAACTCTACAAACTACTGAATCTGGTAATAGCTCAAAACGGTTTAATCATAGCCTTGCTAACAAATCAGCATATTGATGTGGCTCAAGAGTTTGTCAATAAATGCTTTGCAGAGCTAGAAAACTTTGAGTGTGATAACGATTAAGTTGCTTGGAACCAACTTGAAACCGAAAAAACAGCGACAAACCAAGCAATATAGCCATTTTTTAACTTGCTGGTAAGTTGCTGGTTGCAACTAAATTAAAAGAGGGAGAAAACAGTGTGGGAACTTTACAAGAATAGCGATGGCAGCCCCAAAGCCATAAATTGTAACAAGCCATTAGGGCTTGCACGTGAAAGATGTTTTATTTGTGGGCAATTTTTTGTATTAAACGATAGCTTGTATGTTGTCCGCATACCAATCAACTATGTCGAAATGATTTCAGGCAAAGACAACAAAATCGCTCATGACGTTTGCTGGGGTGTGTTCTGCCAGGGAATTACCGATGATTTAACCCTTGTAACCAAACTTTCTGAGCATAAACGACCTAAAAGAAAAACGTTTACAGCAAAACAAATTGAATGTATTAATGTTTTTGAAAAGGTTGCTTATGAATGTGGGTTTAAAAAGAGAATAAAAATGCCATGGGGACTTAAGGCTAAAAAGTACAATACTTCTAGCACGCTGGCCTATAATGTATTTTGGGACGATGTCACTTACAACGATAGGCGCAAATCCGGTCTGTTGGACAGATTCTTTGAGAAGGAATTTGAGGTTGACGTGAAAAATAAAATGAATAAGATTCTTGGTGTAGATGAGTTTGACGATTATTCGGCACACAAAATTATTCAAGACGCACTTAAAAGCGTAAAGTGGTGATAAAATGATTGCAGGATACAAATACACCGAGAAAGAACAAAAAACACTGCTAAAATCAATGGTGCTGATTGCCGACAGCCGAGAGCAGGCCAACAAACACATCACCGACTACCTAACCCAAAAAGAAATTCCGTTTGTCACACAAAAATTAGATTTCGGTGATTATTCCTACATGCTGCCAGCCTGCCCAGACTTAGGCATATACCGCGATTTATATTTTTCCAACAGCATAGTCATTGAGCGCAAAAATAGCCTTGATGAGCTGGCGGGCAATTTCGGTGATGGCCGAACGCAGTTTGAAAATGAGTTCATGCGGGCCGACAAGTGCGACATGACATTGATGGTGGAGCAGCCTGGTGGGTATGGTGACATCTTGGCGCATAAATACAACTCACAAATGAACGAGAGGGCCTTTTTTGGCTCATTGATAACTTTTGAGTGTCGGTATAACATAAAGACAGCCTTTGTTGACAAGGCTATGGCTGGACAATATATATTTGCTAAATTTTATTATCATCTGCGGGGAGTACTGAAAAAATAGAGGGAGCGGGGGACGGAATGAAAGTATACGAGTTGATACAGGAGCTAGTGCAGTATGACGCTAGCGCAAAGGTTGAAATTAGGGTATTGGCCGATAGTTTTGACGCCGAGTGTACAAAATGCGGCGAGAATACCCCTATTGGTAAAAGCTTGGTAGTTTGTGGGTACTTTATGGCAGATCGCAAAAATGATGTTATAGCTTTATGTGGTGAGGAGGACGGGTAATGAAAGCGATCTTAGAGTTAAACATGCCGGGAAAATGCAGTCAATAACCCCACGACCCTAAAGGGTCGGGGCTTGCAATTAGAAGCCTTTATTGACTACACTAAGCTTTGAAACAGAAGCTACGTTATCCAAGAATATATAGGCACCGCCGGATGTATGCTCTAGTCTAGCGCACTGCGGCTTATGGTTAAACAGACCTGATGGGTAGGGTCAGTGCTGTAAGCATACAAACCTTGGATAACATTGTGGAAGGGCAACTAACTCCATTAGGAGGTAAGCTTTATGTTAGCTTACGTTATAAGCATGCATGGCAAACCACTTATGCCATGTAAACCTAGAAAAGCAAGATTATTGTTAAAGCAAAATAGAGCCGTGGTAATTAACTACTGTCCGTTTACAATTAAACTATTGTACGGTTCAGCTGGTTATACTCAACCGGTAACCCTCGGCGTAGACGCAGGGAGTAAAGTGGTTGGGTTATCCGCTACAACAAAGAAAGAGGAGTTATACGCCTCTGAGGTTCAGTTACGCACAGATATTGTTGATTTATTATCCACCCGCCGCGAATTTCGACGTTCAAGGCGCGGCAGAAGCAAGAGATATCGCGCTCCGAGGTTTAACAACAGGATGCGTACAAAAAACAAAGGGTGGCTTGCACCATCGGTAGAGAACAAAATCCAGGTGCATCTAAAGTCAGTCTCTAGAATACATGCGATTTTGCCTATAACAAAAGTTATCGTTGAAGTAGCATCGTTTGACATACAGAAAATTAGAAACCCAGAAATCAGCGGCTCAGAATATCAAGAGGGAAATCAGCTTGGATTCTGGAATACTCGTGAGTATGTATTGTTTCGCGATGGACACAAGTGCCAGGGCAGAAAAGGCTGCAAAAATAAGATTCTTAATGTTCATCATATAGAAAGCCGTAAAACAGGCGGTGATGCGCCCAATAACCTGATAACGCTGTGTGAACAATGCCACGATGATTATCACAGCGAAAGACTGAAACTAAAGCTAAAACGCGGACAATCATTTAGAGATGCTGCATTTATGGGTATTATGCGTTGGGCGTTTTATAATCGGTTAAAGGAGCTGTATCCCAACGTCAATCTCACATATGGGTACATAACCAAGAACACACGCATACAAGCAGGGCTAACGAAAGAGCATTGTGTTGATGCTAGATGCATTAGTGGCAACCCATTGGCTATACCAGTAAATGCTTTATACTTTCAGAAAGCCGTGCGGACACACAATCGACAAATACATAAGGCGACCATTAATAAGGGTGGTATGCGAAAACTTAATCAAGCCCCAAAATACGTATTC